TAAATGAACCCTATCTATTTCACTGTTGTTATCTACCCAGTGAAATCTGTAATTATTTATTTCCCAACATTCGCCAGTCTTCATACTAATGCGTTCAGACCCAACCCCAAATACTACATCTCCAGTAGTAATGATTGGCACATGGTTTCTGCGGGACATCATCAAGTAATCCCCAGTATCCTCATGCATGGCAACATCTTCCTTTGCCTTAAGTTTAATTAAAAGAACATTGCCACGAACACCATTATGTATGCTTTCTAAATCTTTGACTATTGGCTCTACTAGTTGTAGTAGTTTTTCGTCTTGAGATATTTTATTAGTGACGAACTTTTCTTTATGCTTCCATTGAATACTGCTAGTATAAATATAGTATGTATTGGTTTGTGTGTGTGGTGTATTTGGTCTATTTTGTCTGCTTGTGTCAAGCAACCACTCATCTGAAAAATTATTTACATAATCATGCAATTCTGAAACGTCATATTCAGCATGCTTTTTTACATTAAAATCTTCTTCTGATTTTCTCATCTTTGCTCCAAGGTATCTTCAAAGTTAGTAGAATATCCAAATAAAGAAAAGTCTATTGCATAAAACTTTTTCACAATATCTATTGCAACATCTGTATACGCTTCGATATACATATCTTTAGTGTAATTTCCTATATGGTATGAGCCTATTTCCCAGTTAAGATCTTGCTCTAACTCTTTAATATTTTCAAACCTATATAACTTTGTTACTAATATATTATTATTTGAATCTGTTACATACCACGCTTGTGGTAGATGTATCAAGGGGCTGATCTTGGATATTCTTTTTTCTAATATATTATTAAGATATTCCATAAAAGATAGATTAGTTTTGTTTGCTCTATTATATTGATGCAAGGAACTATATGTACGAGTATAAGGATTTCGAATGGTAGAGAATGAAAATACCTTATCGTCAATATTATTTGCCTGTGCTAAATAAAAATATGGATCATGGTGCCTTGGATATGCTCTTATCCAATTGTCTAAATTATTGTCCTGTAATACCTTAGTGATGGAGGATCCAGCAGTTTTAGGTATGTGAACATAGAGCACCTTTTCATAATCTTTACCCAAGATATTCATTGTTAGCCTCTAATTAATTTTCTGATCCGACTGATCTATTTTCGATTAATCTATCTCGTTCATCAAGAATTTCTAAGGCAAATTTCATCATATTGTCATATCCAATTGCATTATCCATTGCCTTATTGTAGTGATGTCCGCAGAACAAAAGGGACGACCCAGACTTGCCAACAACCTTAACATACGCCTGAGCAGCACATCTGTCACAGCGATCATTGGCATCAAGAAGCCATACCTTCTCTTCTTCCTTATTCTTGAGCATACTAAACATATTATACCTTTCTATTATCAGTTTGATAAAAACCAGAGCCATTGAATGTGACCCCTACATTAGAGTATACACGAACTAGGGCAGTATTGCAAGTTTCGCAGATATACCCTGGATCACTTTCTTTAATAGATCTTTCTTTAATATACCGTTTTGCACAAGGCATACAGTCATACTCATATGAAGGCATTACTTCTTCTTTCTTAATTGCCAAATAGTGATACCACGTGGGGCAGAACTTAGTTCATAGCCTAGAATCTTAGCGACAAATCTAATTATCTTAATACGCATTATTTTACCTTTTTGCTAAACTTGTTCCATATTATTTCAAATATGCCATAACCAAAAATTTCCCAGATAATATATCCAATAAGGCCAAAGCCTAGCATTTCAAAATACTCGTACTCCCATTCTCCAGTAATAAAATATATTACAGTAGAAAAAATTAAAGCAGCAATAGTTACATGATATATTGTAAAACAAGTTGCTTTTAAAGAAATTTTTTTAATTGATTCCATTTGTTCTCCTTTGCGAATCTATATAATTATACCACTTGTTGGGCAGTTTTAGTCATGCCCAGGACTATAACTTATCGAATAAACGGATATGTTAGAAACTTAGTAAGACCAGAAATAAACTGATCAAACAAACTTATTTGTCCAACATATTTTGTTGCTGCTACAGCAGTAGCAACAGAAGTTCCAGAAATATCGTATGTATTATTAAGTGCTTTCTTAATATCACCTACTGCAACAACATCAAGTCCTGGACCAGAGTTTGTGACTGCCTGTAACATCTTTCCATCAAATGTCATGGCGCCAACGCCAACTGCACCATCTACACATGCTGGAAACCCAACCTTGTTCTTGAGGCTATCGTTTCCTGTTGCAATAAATGTAGGAACATTTTGAGTTTGTAAAGACTTAATGGAATCAGATACAACTAAATCAGTAGGACATGTTGTCCAATTAACTCTTGACTGACTTACTGATAGCGCATCAATACTATACTTAGATGCATTCTTAGATACCCAATCCATAGCCCTAGCAAGACTTGCTCCAGAATTTAAAGTTCCTCCAGTTGAAGTCACATTAGCAATTCTAATGAATACAATCTTGATATTTGAATTAGTAATGTTTGATGAAGTTACCATCTTTAATCCGTGATAAATTGGGTGAGAAAAGTTTGTCGACACTGCCCATACAGGCGAATTGGCAGACCCCTTACCCTCCATAAAATTAGTTTTATTTAGACATGACTTGTTATCTGTAAAGCATGCTTCATAAATAATTGAAGGAAATTTACTTGAGTCAATTGCTGTGTCAATAATTGCAACCACTCTTTCGTCTGTTGCTTTTGCAACCTGCATAGGTGCAAAAATTGTTACTGCTGATAGTACTGCTATTAGTACTTTTTTCATTGTGTTACCTTTCTGTTAGATGAATATTCTTAATACATGTTCGCATGGGTCGCCTCCTGCTTCCCATTCTTCTATTTCTTCTTCACTCATATACTCATAGCCACCGTCATGTGTGTGGCAATAAGGGTCACTGATCCAGCCTCTCTCAATGCCGTTCTGTAACCAGATACCAAACTCTTGCTCCTCTGGAGAAAGATTTTCTATACCCATATGATTCATACCTCTAGTATATCCTTAAATGCTTACTATGTCAATAGGCCCCATGCAGGATGGAGAAAATTTTATTGCTGCGCTTACAGCAGAATGCACACGATTTCTTGCATTTTTTTGTTTATCTGTTGCATACAAAACACCGTAAGCATACTCTGCACCAGAACCCATAGCAAGGTATGGAAGTGTATACTTAGACAAAGACATATCTGCAGAACTATGCTCATATATCTCACCACGAATAGCAATAATCAAACCAAGGTCTCCATCTTTAGATGTATCAACCCAGAACTCGTTGTAGAATTCTTTTAGTTCTTTAATAAACTTAGTTTGCATAAACTTATCTGTGTCTTTAATATTAGGTGCTGTTGGCTTAAAGTTGTAACGAATTCTTTCTCCGTCCATTGATCCAGCATACCCAATTAGGTACGGACCTATCTTCCAAACTTTTGGTGCCTCAAGTGCTAGAATGGTTCCATCATCTGATGCTCCACGATCTCCAGCCATATAGACTTTATCTTCGTGACGTACAACAGCAATACAAGTCATGATAGCCCTTCGGTTTGTTTATATCAGTATATCAAAATATAAAGGTAGTGTCAAGTTTTACTTAACTTCTTGTCCGCATGCTGGGCATGTATTTATTTTAGTTGGCTTAGATTTCTCAGTCTTATTAGTACTTGTTTCTGAGGTTTTCCCTGCACCCTTAAATTTAGGACGACCAAATCCAACTATAGAAACCATTACTCCTGCTTTATTTTTCTTGTAAGCACGAAGTTGCTTGCAGCATTCTCCACCATTTCTTTGACTACCCTTTTTGTTTGAAGAAGTATTTCCTTCAATACACCATACAGTTCCATCTTCATTGTCTTCAATAACAATACCAACATGTGAGATTCTGTCTACGCCATCTGATGGAAAATCAAAATAGGCAATATCGCCTGGTTCTGGATCTGCTAAATCTCCATCGATCCATGCGCCAGCCTTCTTAAATGCCTGTGCACCACCTGGAGTATAAACAGTATTAGGAATTTTTACACCAGCCTCATTACCACACCAGTTAACAAATGATCCACACCATGGCTGAAAGTTAGCCTTTGTGTAAGCACCATACTTTGTTTCATTATCTTTAGGGCCTTCAATATAACCTACCTGAGACTTAGCAACTTGAATAAGACGAGCAGCAGTTCCTTGTGGAGCCTTTTCTGTTGCTGCTGGTACTGGAAAATCATCTTGTGCCATTGTTTACTCCTTATCCCAATCAGTATCTACTGGTTGCTCTGCTGGCATTGCACCGTCTGGCTTGGCAGCAAGTCTTGCTTTTACTTCATCTAACTCTGCATCAAGTTTATCTTCTGCCATTCTAATTTCTGAATCTACTTTTTTATTATCCATCTGTGCTTGCATAATATCTTTAGCGCCACTTTGACCAATTAATAGTCCTGCGAGTGTTCCTGTAATAAATGTAGCAACTGATCCAAGAACATTGAAAAACATCTTGTCATTTTCTGACTGTGCTCCAATTGGCTGTGTTACGAATATAAGTGCGTATAAAATACCTAATGCTGTAAATAATAAAATTGCTCCAAGTGTACAACCAAGAATAAACTTTAGTCGTGCATCAAGATCCTGCGGTGTTAATCTTTGCTTACTCATCCTGTTTTCCTATCAAGTCTTTTGTACAAGTTCCTGTAGCCTCACAAAGCGGTGGCTTACATTCTGCCTTTTCCCAGTTTACTGGATCCTGGCAAGGATAGCGATAGTGACCGTCATACCCGCAGCCACCAAGGCCTAATACAAGTATACACGATAAAAAAATATTACGGATCTTCATACTTGTATTATACCAACTATTCTTTGTCTTCACGAAGCGGAATGGTAATAAGCCATAGGGCAATTGATATTAATGTGGCTACCCCCACTACCTGCTGGGCGGTACCTGTAAGGGTAAGCCAAGCAATAAAGAAGCCAAGGATTGTAAATATCTGGGCAATACTCTCAATTACAGCAGCCTTAAACCACTTAAAGAGTCCTTTAACTATCTTCTTAATCATGTTCATATTATAACCTCCTTAGTGACATAACTGAACTAACAATATTTCCTACCAAAATAACAGGAATGACCACCTCTTGGACCTTCTCTCTTTGGTCATCTGTCATGTCTTTCCCCCAATCTGTAGGGCTTAATAATTTATCAAAGTCTATATCTGTTAATGTTCCAAGTGGGTCTGCTAAAAATGCTTCTGTCTGTACTTCAGTAATAGCGTCTGCCAATGTGAATGGCATTGCTGAATCCCCCGCTTCTGCTGCTCTGCTTTCAAACTCTACAAACGCTGTAGCAATGGCAGGGTCAGATTTCATTGCCTCTGCAATCTTTTCAACTTCTGATGCCTTGATACCTAAATCTTGTGCTACCTCTGCTTTTGCCTCTTGAGTCAAAGCCTTCAGTGTTTGGCTAACTGCTGCTACTTGCTCAGGTGATAAAATAACTAACTTATTGTCTTTACTTGTAAGGTTTGCAATTACTCCAGATAAATCTTCTGCTGTTCCTGTACCCTTTTCAGGAATTAATTCTTTTATTTCCTCATCTATTTCAGGAGTTGGCTCTGGTGTTGGTTCAGGACCAGGAGTAGGTTCAGGAGTTGGATCAATAGTAGGCTCTTGTGTAGGCTCTATAGTTGGCTCTGGTTCTGGTGTAGGCTCTGGCTCTGGAGTTGGATCTATTGTAGGTTCAGGAGTTGGTTCTGGTTCTGGTGTCGGTTCAGGAGTTGGCTCTACTGTAGGTTCAGGCGTTGGCTCTATGGTTGGCTCTGGGGTTTGTTCTACAGTTGGCTCAGGGTCTGGACTTGCTACAGGTGTTGGTTGATTTGCTGCAGCATTTGCTGCTGCCTGAGCAATAGCAATTTGTATTTCTCTTTCTAATTGCTCATCATAATAATCCCAAGCATTTTGTATTGCATTATCCATATCAATGATTGCTTGATCATAAATAGAAATAGCATTATTTTTTGCAACCAAGGCATTTGTTAGGTTTTGTTGTGCTGTTGTTAGGTTTTGTGTAGCGGTTGTTAGGTTTTGATTTAATGTTGTTAGGTTTTGATTTTGAGTATTATAATAAGCAAGTTTATTATTATAAATTGTTTGCTTGGTTTCTTGATCTGCTACTGCTTCATTATATGCATCTATTTGTGCTTGTGTTGCACCAGATCCATGTGAAAATGTATTGAGATTACAACTAAATCCTACACCCCATCCACCAGTATAATCGCATCCCGCTCCAGTCCAACCTCCAGGAATTGCCCATCCAAGATGATAGTAACCTGGGCCTCCTCCGTTGTACCACCATATTTCTACATCTAAGGTTTTATCTTCGCTAACATCATATGTTGGAGAGTATGCACTCCATGTTGACCCCTGCTCTTGCCAATTATTAACTGCAAGTTGTCCATTAATATACATCTTAAATCCATCATCTGTGTATCCTGCAAAATATGTTGAAGTCCAATGAGATGGGACAGTAATAGTTCCAGTAAATTTAACTATAAAATCTTCGTATCTACCGCATACTGGTGGCTGCATTGAATTTGAATTCCAGACTCCAGTACATATAACACCGCTTGGAATTGCTACTCCGCCAAACCCTCTTGTAAGATAATATACTGTATATTGTAATCCTGAATTACCAGCATTTGAAACTGCTGCTTGTGTTGTTTGAACATTTAAATTGGCTATGTCTAAAGCGTCTTGAGCATCATTTTTATCCTGCAATGCTGTGGCCACTGTTACTGTTTGTCCATCTACTGAGGACTGGGCTAATGTTTTTTCTTCAAGTGCCGTGGCTTCTACTGCTACCGCAGAATCATATGAATCATATGCATCATCTCTATTTGCTCTTGCCTGCACTGCTTGATCATATTTTTCTTCTGCTATATTTATTAAACTATTAAACTCATCTTTATAATTTAGGTCTTCTACGCTGTTTTTAAGGTCTTGTATTTCTTGGGCAGCGATTGCTATAGGGTCATCAGAGTTAGCCTCTGTAGGGGCCACTAAAAGCCATCCAAAGGCCAAAAGGGTAGTAAGTGCTATTCGTGTTAACTTTTTAATTATCCTTTCTTCCTCCACAATTAATAGGATAATTATAGCATTTTATTTCAAATATCTAGTATTAAGATTGTCAATTATAAGCCCTAGTCTTGGGCCAACACCCCAAACCTTATGTTCTGTTTCGGTAGGCAAATAAACTATATCTCCTGGTTTTAATTCATAAGTTTCTTTTTGATCTACTTCCCATAAAGATGTTCCAAGTATTTGCCAAAAAATTGCATCTACAGTATCTGCATGATAGCCAGTAATCCTGTCAGTCATTGATATTCTTATTCCCTGCAAATGCCAATCACTATTACAGTTACATGGTTTGGCTTCATAGTAATCGCAGTTAGTATTGTCTACAGACTTGTTTAATTTATACAATAATTCTGATACGCCTGGGAAATGACTAAATATTGATTTTCTTCCTTGCGGAGCAAACCATAATCCTGATTGGATTTCAACATTACCTCTAAAGGAACCGCCTTGATTTAAAATTCTATCCTTAAGTATTTCATTTGGTATAAGTGATTCACTATATAAAAATTTTGCCACATCTTCCCATGTGATTTCTGATGTATGGTATTTTTCAACAGTCAGAACTTTACTGTTTTGCTTGGCGTTTTCCATTAAATCAAACATACTTAATTATATCACCTCAAACAAAAAGGGGAGCAGGTTTCCCCACTCCCCCAGTTGTTATGTTAATTACTTAACTAATGTGACCTTAGCCTTTGGATTCTTTGCATTCCATTGGCGAGCCAACTTGTTGAAAGCATCCTTAAGTGACTTAATCGCTGCAGCATTATCTGCTGTCAACTTAGCGATTTGTGCATCCTTTGCAGCAAGGGCATCTGATGCAACCTTGGCAGCAGCAGCAGCCTTATCGACTTCTGCCTTTACAGCAGCAGCCTTATCAGCATCTGCAGCAGCCTTTGCAGCAACAGCATCAGCAGTAGCCTTAGCAGCAGCAGTAGCAGCGTCTGCTACAGCCTTAGCAAGAGCAGCATCTACTGCAGCCTTAGCAGCAATAGCAGCATCCTTAGCAGCCTTTTCAGCAGCAAGTTCTCCAAGAAGATCACGAACTGTGATTGTCTTGACTACGCTTGAAGTTACTGTGTTGAAACCTGTTACAACAGATGCAACATCAGATGAGTTTGTAACAGATACAACAAGGGTTGAAGAACCAGTTGTTGGAAGTGTTACCTTGAAGTCTGCCTGACCAAAGTTAGTCAAAGTAGCGCCAGTTGTAGCAGTAGTTGTATCAAGAGTTCCACCAACAACAAGTGCTGTTAGACCCTTACCTGATACCTTGTTACCAAATACGTCTGTTGCTGTTACTGTTGCAGTTACAACGCTTGAGGTTGTTCCAGCATCAGCAGATGAAAGTGCAAGAGTGTTAATCTTTCCTGCAGTTCCTTGTACATAATATGTTAGGGTTGTTCCCTGATTGGTAATTGTTACAGTACCAATTGCTGTTGTCTTTGTATAGACATAAAATGTTGCAGTTGTTCCTGTTCCAGTTGCAACTGTCAAAGATGAAGATCCTGATGATGCAGATACTGGTGCAGCAGATGTATGCAATGCAGAAACAATTGTTGCATTTGTTGTTGATACGTTTACTGATGTTCCTGTGTCAACTGTTGCAACAAACTTGAGTGCGTCAGCAGCGTCAACTGTGTTGTCTGCTGGTACTGGTAATGATGCAGGTGTAGCAATTGCGGATGCTGTTGTGTTAGCAGTTCCGTCAAGTGATACAGCGACTGTCATTACGGCTGCGCTTGCAGGCGAAGCCACGATTGTTGCGGTAGTCATGGCTGCAACCACGGCTAGAGCGATTTTCTTTAATGAATTCATTTTTCTCCTTGTATTATTCATTGTGTTTTATATTGTTTTTAATCTATCCAGATAGTCTTTTATATCTTCTATTTGGCTAGGTTTATATTGTATCACGTTCTCAGGGAGCGTGTCAACTCTACGGGGCTGTCCTCTAAATGTATGAACCTCGACCTCAAGGTTTTGATCTCTGGGTGTATAAGATATTGCACCAAAGATAGAGCCACACACAGCATCAGCAAGGTCTTTAGATTTTTTGCGTGGGTGATCTACCTTGTCATTTTTCATAATCTTAAGTTCTGTTAGTTCTTCAAACAAAAGTTCAATAGCAGGCATTACTAGTCTTTGCTCATATACAAGCATAGCCATATCTTCATAATGCTTCTTGGCTACAGAAACAGTTTCTGTTCTCATACCTACCGCTTGCAATTCATTTTGAATATCAAAGGACTGCCAACGGTCAAAAGTAACTAGCCCTATATTAAATCCAAGTCTGCGTAAATTTTGTATCCACTGCTTTACCTCTGAAAGATTTACTGGTCCCTCTACTTTTGGTTCCCACCATGCAACAGCATCTACAACAACAATAGGTGATATCTGCTCATAGTCTTTAATTACCTGAACATTGACCCACTTCTCAACATGTGCAATTGCAACAGCACACTTATCGTGTTTCTGTGCAAGGTCAGCATGAACATAATAAACCTTATCTGGATCTGGCTTAAAGTTTTCTTCAAATCTTCTGAATTGATCCAGTGGATTTCTGGATGTCATACAAGCACGAACCTTGTCTGCTTGTTTAAAAAAAGCATCTGATGCATATGTAGGAACACAAGCAAAACGCATCATTGCGTCACCAAGGTCTGTCATGAATGCAATTTTAAAATCATCAACCTTTCTTGTTGGGTTTACTTCCCAAGTAGGTCTTTTAATAGCAAAAACTCCAGGGTACTTATAAGACTTAATGTGATCTTCGTCCCAAGTAATATCAAACCAATTATCCTTATCATCATCTGGAAGTAATGGATTAATAATAAATCTATGTGTTTTAGTCACTACTTCTTTATCTGCAACTACTGCTTCATACCGCTCAGAAATAAAGTCTCCATTATATCGAGGAAATGACAACAATACTACCTTTCCAAGATCAGGGAAACGAGAGTCTACTGATCCACGGAATGCTTTGTAGATGTTGTCAGCAGTCTTACCCTGCTCATTACCAGTTGCAACTTCAGATGCAAAACCAGAAATCTCATCGAGCACCGCAAGCAAAAGATTTAAACCCTCATGAGATTCACGCTCAGAGTGTCCAGAATAAACCGTAACAGATTTATCAAAACTAATAGAGTCTACCTTTGCCTCATACTTGCCAGCAAACCATGGAGATCTTTCAATCTTTGATTTGAAACCCTTAAAGAAAACGTTTTTAGCCTGTTGAGCGTTAATAGCAACGTTAATTAAATCTATCGCATCCCCTGATGGTTTTCCGAAGTACTTTGCTGGATCTTTGAGACATAGTAGTTTGTATACAATATAAGCGCAAGCCACAGTAGAGGTGAAGTCTTTACCGCTACCTTTGCCAAGTTGTAGAATGATTTCATTCTTTGTGTATTTGTCATAGTATTTTGACCCTTCTTCTTCTCCCATAATATTTATAAGATCTTCTTTGCGATAAACCTGACTCATTGCCTCAACAATGTCATACTGGATATCAGATAATCCTGGCTGACCTAAATAATCTGGAGACTCAACAAACGTCTTTGCATCGACTGGAGTTTCCTCAAAATGATTATCGGCAAGTGCCTCTAAGAAATCATCAAACATCATGGACAATTGTGATCACTTCATCCTTTTTAGCAACATCAGAAAGTCTACGCATAATCTCATCACGAACCTGTGGATATTCAGAAGCAATATCTCTAAGAATTGCCATAAGCACTTCCTGCTTCTTTTCTATTTGTAGCATCTCTTCTGCAAGTTCTTTGTTTTCTAGTAGTCCTGCCTTCTGTAACATATCAATTCTTTTTGACTCAATGTCCATAACAAGTTTAATTGCTTGTGTCTTTGCACCAAGGTTGTTTGTTAGTGTAGCCTCATCAATAACTTCATATGATTTTGAGATTAGTTTATTATAGTGGGTATCTGCAACAGCAAGTGCTTCCTTGGCACGAGCACGAATAGCGTCATTAGCAGATGCCATAACCTTCCATTCATTGATGTGCTGAACTACACGAGTTCTTGGTATTGAAAGATCTTTGGAAATTTTTGTTGCATCATTTCCCTTTAGATACTCTCCTACAACATTATTAATTTCGTCAAGATGCTTAATTAAATCCTCTTCAGTTGACAAGTTTATAATCCCCCTGAGTTCCTAAATCATTTGACTTTGCTATTTTGAGTAATACCAAGTAGCCTATTAAGTCATCAATGTCATTATCTCCTGGATACTCTGTACCCTTCATAAGCCTATTTAATTTATCATCAATACGGACATGGAGTTGCTCTCTTGGTCCCGCTTTTGAAAATATACGTACAGGTTCAAGGGCTGAGTTACCATAAGCAATATTCTTTTTTACCAACATGTGGGCAATTTCATGGCAGGTTTCTAGTATTTCTTTTCCAGCCTCTGTTCCTACTGTAAGTAAATATAAATCCTCACACTTAAATTGTTGTGAATCTGGAAAGACTGGCTCTAACTTCATCTCTTTGACTTCCTTAATCCAAACTTAGCAAGATATACATAAATAGTTTCCACGCTTACCCCACATTCTTTTGCTATAGCCTCTGGAGATTTCTTATCAATATGATATCTCTTTTTAAGCCATAATTCACTTGTATATAGTTTAGCACTCATGATTCATCCTTGTCAAATCCAATAGCCTTATTCCAGTTATTTATTGACCAGTGACCAATGCCACATGCATCTGCAACATCATTGTCTGTTATTTTCTTATCATAAATAACATCTAATAGTTTTATTGTTCTTTGCTTCCTAAATTCACGCTCATAAGATTTATACCATGAGTCTGACTTTCCAGGATTTAGAGATCTAATCCTAATCTGTTCTTCTTTAGTTAATCTTTTATTTCCTAAATAATTTTGCCAAGTAATTGGAGATACCTTGCCAATAACCTTGATACCAGATAAACCAGCACCACCCAAGATTCCACCCTGTATTAATGCGAGGTCTGCTGCAGTTTTTGGACTATTCATAAAGACTGTATGCTCAATAACAATAGCCTCAACCAAGTTATAATGATCAAACAATGCCTTAGACTTTTTACATGCATCAGTTATCTTCTCATATATATCCCTACCATTAAATGTTATTTTTCCATAACAATCTAATTTGTTATATGAATATATTGCAAAAGCAAGATTATTAGTACTAGCATCTATAGAGCAAATTACTCCAGGCTTTTTGCCGTAGTTACCTTCTGGATACCTATCTGTTTCTTTTGCCTTTGTCATTTGACAATCCCTTTACTTGTTTTAAAACTTTTTTAACATCTATTGGATTGATTACACATTGATTACATAACGGCTCATCGTTATATATGGACAACTTCTCTCCACACTGCTTACAAGTTCTATTCTTACCCTTACGCTTTTGTCGTCTAGTTTGAATATATCTTTGTGCAATTTTTTCTTTAGTGGCTTGCTCTCTGCATTTTTCTGAACAATATATCTGATAAGATACATCAGATTCAAATGTATGATCGCACCATCTACAACTCTTCATTTTCTAGCAACTCCAGAGGTTTAATTTTAACTACCCCTGCCTCTGCTTCAGCACATGCTTTTTGGATTGGGCACACTTTACAAATTTTAGAATTAGATCGATAAGGCTTTTGTGGCAACTCTCGATCCTTCCAAGACTTGTGTACTGTTCTCATCCAATCAAATGCCTGGTCTACCCACCGACGGTAATGATCGTTTACTACTACTGGTAAAGTCAACAACTCATGATTATTTTTATTTTCATAAATCATTACACCCTTGCCGACTTTCCAAACCTTCATATAAATTAGCAATTGCATAAGATGACCCATCTTAGGCTTTCTACTATTCTTTTTGTATTCAAAGCCTTCATTCATTATTGTTTTAATTTCACCAATAATTCTTTCCCCATTATGCTTAAGCATGACATCTCCATACCCGTCAAAAGGTGGATCGTCTAATTTAACTCTAAACTCCATTGCTGGATGAGTTTGCTTATTATATTTTCTTTCAATGGGATCGAATTCCATATCTTCATCAAGAAGTCCAGAAGCCTCGATGGCCTCCTGAATTCTTTCGTGACCAAGTGTTCCATTAGTTCTATTTGCAACACCAAATGCGTCAGAGTTGTCGTAATGAACCTGTCCATCAAATGCAAGGTACCAGTATCTAGGACACTCTCCAGCGCCATAAGTTAAAGCGGATGCTGAAAAATTTGTCTTCTTACTAAACCTTGGCTTTGTTTTTGTCATGTAGCCAGATTCTATCTTTTCTATTAATCCGTCAACAAAACTTGTGTCTTCTTTAGATTCATGCTTTTTCTCTGGACTCTTGATCATTACTTGCTTCAATAAATTTTTAGTCATTGTTATCCTTTGTTTGTATTAATTATAGCAGATATCACTTAATGATGTATTTGAGAGCAGACACAAGACTATTTATTGACTCTGCTGCTGTATAGTAAATATTTTTCTTTCCTCTATTTGACTTATCCACATTAGCCATCCATGTAGCCCTAAATGCCATTTTGGCTGCAATTGCCTGTAGTCTAACTATCTCTACAGTAGCCACGCTCATGGGGATATCTGGCTTTATAATTATCTTAGCAATAAATGTTAGGGCAGAGGTTAATTCCTCGTCCTCCATGTACTCTGCTATTTCTGACAAACCGTTTACCATATCAAGCGTTGTATTACTCTGTTCCATTATTCACCATCTGTTCTAGTAGTTCTAACTCTATTATAGCAAGTCTTACCTTTTTGTTACCTTCGCCAAGTACCAACACAATCGCTGGGTCATTGCCATTTCGTATAGCATCTGTTACTGCTTTAGCCCATACGTCTTGATTAAGCGTAAAAGATTTTGAGTTCTCTTTAAAGTCTACAGTAAAGTTTGCCCAAGTAGCATCGCCTTTCTTGGTATTTCTACCAGAATTTTTGTGCTGCTTGGCACCTATTCTTTTACTCTCGCCTCTTTCACTCATCTCTTTTTACTTTCTTATATCCAACTTTATATAAATGTACTTCTGATAAATGTTTTTCAGAGCACATCCAGGATGCCATTCCAGTTGAGGTATATACTCTGATAGTTTTTACTTCTTTTTTACAAGTTTTACAAGGAAACTTTCCTTCAAATATTGTGTACTTATCCACTGATCTTAGTCTTAATCATTTCTTGTAGATCAAGATCCTCTCTTACTCTGTTAACAAAACCGTCTCTACCTTGAACCTTTGACCCATCTGGAAGAACATACCATGCTCCAGTTCTTTCAACTATGCCCAAAGATTCAGCAGTATCAACAAGATCAGCGACAGAATCAATGCCCAAAGTATCGCCTCTAAAATAGAAATCATATTCACCAGACTGAAAAGCAGCACTAGTTTTTGAAAACTGGAGTTCCCATCTAATCTTTCTACCAATCTTTTCTTCAATAGCCTTGTCACCAACATATATTTTTCCTTTCAATGCTTGGTTATCTGATTCTGATGAAAATAGTTTAACAACAGTAGATGAGTAAAATTTAGTAGCCTGTCCACCAGTTGGCTGTTGGCTTGTATACATTGCATTAATATTATTTCGTGATTGACTAATTAATATAAACAATGTTGGCTTAACCTTATTATTAGCGTAGTTAATCATTTTCCATGCATTGCTAAAGTCACGAGACTCTGCACCAATCTGTTTTGTGTTTTCTAATTGCTTGAGTTCGTCAGAATCTTTTTCAAAATAAATGGCAGGTAGAAGAGATGTAATAGAGTCTACAACGATTAAATCTACTCCAGCCTCCATTAGATTTACTCCAACATCAACCATTTCATTAATTGTTCTAGCCTGAGAAACAATTAGTTTGGATGTATCTACGCCTAATTTTTCTGCCCATGATTTATCATACGACATTTCGGCATCGATCCATGCACAGACCTTACCTTCTTTTTGTGCTAATGCAATTGTCTGCAAACATAAAGATGATTTAGCAGATGACTTTGATCCCCATATTAATACCTGTCTTCCATATGGCAGACCACCATTTAGGGCACGATTGAGTCCGTGACTGGGTGTTGATGCGTACTCAGTCTTTGGAACTTCATCTCCTACTAATATGCTCTTTCTTAACTTAGGGTTTAACTGTGCTAATACGTCTTCAATGCTAACCGACATTTATATCCTCCAATATTACGGTACCATCTTTGGTTTTGCCAAATTGAAACTTGTATGCGTGTCCTTCTTCTATTTTCATGTATGCCTTAGCAAATGCTGTAGGAAATACTGTGACAGAATGCAACTCTCTAGAAGTATCTGCTAGAGTAAGCGATGCCATCTTTTTACCTGCTTTGGTTATCCTAGGCTTAAAGGATACCACAAATAACTCGTCGTCTTTGTATGGCAACATTCTATAGTTTAAGAATTTAACTAAAGCAGAGTCAGATCCTTTTATCTCGTCCACAGGAACAGCACTAACAATTCTATTATCAGAACAGAGTGCAATATAACTTCGTCCAGCCTCAATTGTAGTTTGCTCTTCATCAAATACTCCAATACTTCCAGTCTTATCTAAAATCTCAACACGAGACCAACCTTTGCCACGCTTAATTCCTTTTACCATACCCATTAAAATAAATGAACCCTTTTCTTCAAAATCCTCTACTGGGTTAATAAATGCATGATAGTGTGACGGAACTGTTTGTGTAAATTCTGGCAAACCTAAATATTCATAAAGATGTTCTCGCAACTCATCATCATTTCTTGGATTATCAGGAAACGTTGCTGCTCCGATAAGTCTTAACGCTTCAAGCGCTCTGCTGTTGACTCCATTACCTTTTGTAAATGTAAAGGCTTTAACTTCCTCGAAAGACTTAAAAGGTCGTGCCGATATATATCGTTCTGCAATCTTATCAGAGATAAACTTGATCCCCGACAATCCAAACCGAATACCTTTACCCTCAATTTTAAAATCAATATCCGAATCGTTAATGTGAGGTAGTTTAATGCTAATGCCCATTCTTTTCGCTTCAATAAGATATTCAGTTCTCGCATCTTTGTCCCTTTCATTCTTAAGTAGTGAGTACATAAACTCAATTGGATAATAATATTTTAGCCATGCCGTCCAATACGAGAGCGTAGAGTAAGCAACCGCATGAGACTTGTTGAACGAATAACCCGCATGCGCCTCAAAATCATGCCATAAATCACGAGCCTGATTAGGACTAATAAACTTAGAAGCACCATCAACGAACCTATCACGAAAAGCATCAAATTCTCTAGCATCTTTCTTTTTACCAATGATCTTACGAACCTTGTCCGCTTCAGACCAAGACATCCCTCCAAGTTCAACGCAGGCTTGCATAACCTGCTCTTGGTATAGGATACACCCATATGTTTCTTGTGTGAATGGTTTCATGGTTTGATGCAAATAATTTACTGCCTGTCTGCCGTGCTTACGTTCAATATAGTCCTTACCAATAGTATTCATTGCACCTGGACGAACTAAAGCATTTGAAGCAGAAAGTTCTGCAAGATTCTTTACGCCCATCTTTACAAGTAGGTTAGTATAAGGTGTTGCTTCGCATTGGAACACACCCTTTGTATAACCCTCAGAAAGCATCTGATAAACCTTGGCATCATCCATATCAAGACTTAAAAGATCTATCTCTGTGCCCTCTCGCTCCTTAATAATATTTAATGTATCGTTAATAACGCTTAAGGTTTTAAGACCAAGTGCGTCGATTTTGATGAGTCCGATTTTCTCAGCCTCTTCCATATCAACTGCCACAACAGGAATACGCTCATCGGAACCAGGAGAATTACGTGTCTCCATCGGTGCGTACCTAAAAATAGGATTTTTGCTAGTGACAACACCAGCAGCGTGAATGCCAGTACCTCTAATACGGCCACGAAGTTGTTCTCCATATTGCTCCACCTCTGGATATTTCTCTCTAAACCATGCAGTAGTTTTTGATGTGCAGTACTCATCCCAAGTATCTACCAACTTCAAAACCTTATTAACATCTACTAATGGAATATTTAATGCACGAGCAACATCTCGCACAACACCCTTATCTTTAAATTCTAAAAATGTTGCAATAGATGCAACATGCTTATACTGCCTTACCAAATAATCTTTTACTTCATCACGACGAGTATCTTGGATATCTGTATCGATATCAGGAAAGTCGTTACGCTCTGGATTAATAAATCGGAAGAATAGTAGTCCATGCTTTAAGGGATCGATATCAGTAATACCAAGTGCATAACAAAGTAAAGAACCAGCAGATGATCCACGACCAGGACCTACCATAATCTTTTCCTTCTTTGCCCAAGATATCATACTTTGAACAACAAGGAAGTATGGACCAAACTTTTTATCTTGAATTACAGTCAACTCTTCTTCGAGTCTATCAAGATATTCTTGCTTTGAATCAAGACCTTTTTCTGCTAAACCAGCCATAGCCAATTCTTTTAATTGCTTGTCTGGATTTTTATACTGAACTGGAAGAAGGTTTAGATTATCTTGAATCTCATAATCTTCAATCTTGTTAGCAAGGTCTAATGTATTTTCATAAATATCAGTTCTCCAGATTGCTTGCTTCTCCATAGCATCTTTGATTTCTTCATATGACAATAGATGGATGTCAAATTTATTAAATGACATTTGTCTATCTGCACCATACAAATAGTCAAGACGCTTCATCAAGTCCCCTTGCTTTTTGGACTTTTCATATGTAGCATCTTTTTGAATCTTATTAGAATAAGTATTAAGAATTAACTTTAACTCTTGAATTTCTTTTTGTGATGGATCAACATGGTGACAGTCTGGAGTTACAATAGGCTTAACCTTAAACTCATCTGCTAACAATAATATATTTCTATTAATTGATTCATCATTATGTGGCATTACCTCAAGGTAGTAGTCATCGCCAAACTGCTCTTTAAACCATTTAATATATTTCTTTGCCATTCCAAGTTCACCAAGTTCAATTGACTTAGCAATGATTCCACTTGGACAAGCAGAAGACACAATGATGCCTTCCTTGTACTTAGACAAAACCTCAAAGTCTATTCTTGGCTTCTTATAATATCCTTCTGTCCAAGCAATTTCATTTAATTTATTGAGGTTTTCTAATCCAACCTTATTCTTGGCTAGAAGAATTATATGGTTATAAACCATATCAAGTTGATCGGTTCTTTCGCTTTTATCTCTATGATCAAAGCGATCTTCACACATATAACCTTCTATGCCAAGAATAGGTTTGACACCACTCGCTTTTGCAATGCGATACATTTCTCTGTGGCCAGAAAGGGAGCCATGGTCTGTAATTGCTATTGCTGGCATACCCAACTTTGTAGCACGATCTACATATTCAGATGGCAACCCAATACCATCGAATAATGAAAAGTGAGTATGTAAGTGTAGTGGTACGTAGTTCATCTACTACCAGTCGATATTCGTCGCTGATGTAGATGAAGGTGAATCAAAGCCTAGGTAGAATGCTTCTTGCTCCGCATATGGAACTCGACGCAATGCCTTCTCTAGAGCATATGGCTCAACACCTTCCCAATTAAAAGGCTCCTTATCTGGAGCAGAAGGAATCAAAGTGTAAGATGTTTCAGTTCCCTGACCATTACGCTTTAACTTCCAAACAACGTTTGAGATGCTTCCTGTTTCAAGCGCATACTCACGGATTGTATTAAATGATGATTGCTTGCTGATACCCATTGACCAGATTGCAACATACGGTGCTTCGATACCGTCGTCGACAAGAACGTTGCAGTAAAAACGAAGACGTCCACGCCATCCACTATTTCCCTTTGGATCCTTGCGGTACATCTCTTCAGCCCAGTCACGTCCTTCTGTATCCATTGTATCGACAGCCTTGCGCTTGTAATCCTTTGGATTTGTGTGTTCCTTAACAACGAATGCAAGTCCACGCTTTTCGTTATAGTTTGCAGAGTCTTCATCCAACTCTTCAATAAATCTAATCTTTACTGCCTGACCATCGGCTAACTTTAGCCAGCGAACCTTTGGACCGTTTTCGTCTGTCTTCTTATCTAGTAAAGCATTGATGTTTTTTAGTCCTACTATTTTATTCATTATTTCTCCTTGTTTTTTCTATTGTAGCATAGACAATATTGATTTGTCAAATTGGTATTCCAATTCTTTTATTGACTTGTCGTCCATGTCGCCTATATCTTTATATTGTTTATCTAGGTTAATCACAGTAACATTTCCATTTAGTCTTTCGACTATCTTTTCTTTCATGTTACCGCCTGCCTCATCATTATCAGCAATAATAATTATATCACTAAAGTATTTTTGAAGCAAATCTATTTGTTTCGATGATACGTTAGCACCTAATGTAGCAACGGCTGGAAATCCAACCTGGTCTAACCTAATGGCATCAAAGGATGACTCCACTACATAAACCTTAGATGCAGTCTTTACTCTATTTAAATTAAATAATAATTTAGACTTTGGAAGTTTTGGTGTATTCTTAAAGTCTTTACCCTCAACAGATCTTCCAACAAACCCTACACATAGACCATCACTATTTTGTATTGGAATAGAAACCATATCTTGGTTTTCAGAATAACCAAGTTTAAATTTTGTAACAGACTCTTTAGTAATTTTTCTTTTAGCAAAATACTCTTTTGCTCTTTCTGAATTAAGCGCTTGCTCATGAAGCCTATTTACAACAGACATATCAAACTCTGTCCATTCTTCTTTTTCAATTAACTTATTGTTAACCTCAGACAGGATGTTTGTTTCAACCTCTTTACTCTTAATAAATCTAACAGACTCAAAATATGTTCTATTAGAAAAATGCATTACTAGTTCTATTAAGTCTGCTGTTTTGCTGCATGAAAAACAAAAGAATAATCCAGTATATTTATTTATTTCTCCAGCAGGGGTTCTATGGTTTGAATGGAATGGGCAAAATACTATGTATTCAGACTCTGCTTCTTTTTCTACAGTTACGCCAGATCCTGCGAGTACTCTTTTGATTTGATTGGCTGTGTATATACTGGCTTGGTTCCGTCTATCCCTAGTATCCATTCTGATTTCTTTCTCCCTATATATATTCCGTATACGCTTAATTGGAATTCAAAATAATTTTTGTTTTCATTATATGATAATGTAAATTGTGGATCGATGTCAATTCTTGGAGCATAGCCCGATAGTCGCATCTCTGATACCAGTAGCCTGATATACTCCTGCTGTAATCTGTATATGGCAGCGTCATCATTAATGACCCCGTCCAAAGCAAACCTTTTTATGGGCTTGTGCTGAAATGTCTCCATGGAGCATATTATACTGACTTATCTTCATAATCCTTATACCTGTAGTATCCCTTGTCAAAATCAGCCTGTACTAAGAACTCTCCCATAAAACCGTTACGATTCTTGCGGAATACACACTCAATAATATCGCTATTGGTGCCACGACCTAATGCTAAAACCCAGTCAGCATCGTATGCAATCTGTCTTGACCATGCTGTTTGACCAAGTGTTGGCACGGTTTCAAGTTTGGTAACATCATCTGGGGTTGCGGAAGAAATCGCAATAATAGGCACTTCTTCAGAAATTGCCATTAACTTTAATTCACGGGACAAGTTCTTCATGCGAACAGTTTCATTGTCAGACTTTTGATTTGGAGACATAAGTTGTAGATAGTCAACAATAACAAAGTCTGGCTTATACTGATCAATCTTTCCACGTAGAACTAGTGGTGTTATATCTCCACCAGTATCGTTTGAAATAATGTGAAACTCTGGCCTTCCTTGAACGCTCTTAGTATGCCAAGACTTAAGCATATCCATTTCTATTTGTCCAGAACTTAACTTACGGTGTGACCATAAACCTTCACCCATAATGGCAAATACACGGTTGCGTACTTCAACCTCAGACATTTCAAGACTTATAATCATTGGGCTACGACCCTGCTTCCAAGCCTGCACAGCAAAGTAGAGAGACAGCCAAGACTTTCCAATACCTGGGTACGCAAGGAAGACTCCTAACTGCCCTGGCATGATTCCAGAAGGTAAGTAGTTATCAAAACCTGGCAAACCTGTTTTAATTCCAATAGCACCAGACTCCTGCTGCTTCTTTAGATTTTCAAAATATGCAACTGCTGAATCTAAATCAGTTACATCAATATCACGAATGGCTGCAGTATTTTTTCTAAGTTCTGCTGTTTTTGTAATGAGGGTTTCAAGTGCCTCAACACCTTGTCCGCCTTGAACATCTGTGGCAGCAGACCTAATAATATCTTTTAAACTATTTGTAAGATACTCTGCCTGTAATTCTTCAAGATGATGCTTTGTAGAACCAACACCAACAACTGGATCAAAGTCCCTAAACTTTTCAACAACCAAGTCTGATGGAGGAACTGTGCCATTTCCCTCATAATATTTTCTAATAAACTGCCATACATCTAAATGTGTAGTTAGTATATTTTCTACATTTGCCTGCAACAAAACATGCGCCTGCTTGTCTTGAAGAACGGCTGAGATTAGTTTAGACTCTGTATTATTCACTCAACCACTCCTTTGCTAATTGTTTACGTTGTTCACGATCATGTAAGTCTTTTTCTTCTATAGTCTTTGCTTTTAGTATATCATCTGCAATATACGAGAAATGATTCCAAGTAGGATTGTCTGTAACTTCAAAATAGTATTCTAGCAAAGCATAGCAAGTTTCTAGTGTATAGGACTCAACAAGAATTTCTGCTGACTTTTGCTCTTTCCACTTATTATGTGTTGGAGCATGCCCCATCTTAAACTTATAGTGCTTGTCAAAACGACTAAGCAATGCCCACTTACTTTGCTTGTCGGTCATACTAGTTGCTTTCTTCTAGTTCAACCTTTGCTTCTGCTATCTTTTCTGCCAGTTTATCCTCAACAAATTTGTACACACGCTCAAAAGCCTGGTCTGGAGTTTCTCCGTTACGTCTTGAATCAACAACACCAAGATCAAGTCTTAGTGATTGAAAGTTTCCAAGGTTTAGCGTATATCCAATTGTTACTGATACCTTTGTATCTTCGTTTTCCATTTCATACCCTTCTGTTATATTGATTCAGACCAAATTGGTATAAATCTACCGTCTTCAGTCTTCGTATATGTAAGTATACCATCACCCATCCTGCGAGTCAACTCAGCCTTTGTTGGCGTGATATCGTTTGTTATTAAGTTATCTTTTCTTGGTCTACCAATATGGTATGTAGCCAGTATATCACGAATCTCTCTTACTTGCGATTCTGAATAATAAGATCTTACTTGCCATCCACGCTCACCACCTTTTTGTGATCCTGTTGGAAATGGAATAATTCCACGCTTCATTAATGAAGGCATATACTTTTTATGCCTATTAACAAGATCAGCAGTTTCTCCTACAGTGTAGGCACGTTCTCTTTTAGTTTTAAAATCATTAATCAAGCAACTTTCTAATCTATCTTTGTTAATATTGTATATTGACATAATGCCGTTTGATCTGTTATAATGCACAATCCTAACAAGATCTTTATTTAAAAACCAAACTTTTTTATTTCCAGGTATTACAGGAGCGCCATTGTACTCTTCGCTCGTTCTATTTCCTTTTTTAGTAGCCATCTACCTTCCTCCGAATCAGATGGTGGATGGAAAAATCTTCTTGATCCACAAATCAAACAGTATATCTCTAAATGTGAGACTGAGTTGTATACCCTGTCTATTAACATTTTGCGAAAACATTTCTTACAACTTATCATTAAAGAGGTATGCCAACGACCAATATGTTTACGGATACAGATAAGTTTCCAGTTTCATTAAATCGAACTAGGCCCTCCACACGTGAAGTTCCTACACTTTTTAAAACCACAGTTACATTTTCTCCAGCATTGGTCTGACCTATGTTGACTGGAGTAGCAGTTGCTACTGGCTTAAACTTAAACTCTGCTGGAAACACATATTCAAAAGTTTCCTCATCGCCAATATTCTTTGATGAGTTAGTTACAACCACTTTTTCTGTTCCAATAATTCTTGCCTCAGAAGCCTTAACAGATCTTGGCCCATCTCCTGGGATATCAATCGTTACATACTTTGAAGATGATGGTGATATTTGCTTAGACAACTCATTTACTGCGTTAACTATACTATAAATATAGTTTACGTCTAAAGGCTGTCCTCGTTCTGGTGGTGATATTTGTGCCATAATTCCTCCTATATAATTATACCAAACTTAAAGTTCCAGTGTAGATAGTATTGCTATCTCTTCTTTCTTTGAATATACCGCCTATTTGTACCGCTATATCTACGCTAGTTCCACCCTGACTAATAATAGAATAGTTATTTGAGGTAGCGGTTCCATGGTATGTGTATTCTGTTTCATTATTATATTTTGTAAATATATCATAAGACGATATATTTGGTACAGAATCCCAAGCAACTACAATAATAGAGTTAACCCTTTCAATTCTGCCACTTACTGGTTGTAGGCTTTTGCCAATAACTTTATGAATTAAAGACCAGTGTGAGTATCTATTCTTATCTTGTGACGCTATTCTATAGCGAATGAGGTATTCCCCATCCTTTCCTGCTGGTGGCAGAGATGATCTGGGAATAATTATTTTCTTTACACCTTGATCAGCCATTATTAATATTCATCCCAAATCTAAATTCAATATAACTTGTTGTATTTGATTCTTTAATTACAGTTGCAGCATCTATGTTTTTAATTACAGAATACCCAACCAAACCATATAAAGGATTTATCGATGTAACATTTTCTAGTCTAACAGCATCTAAACAAATATAAAAGTCATCAGAAAGGACATCGTTCTCAATAAACACTGAGGTGTAAACCTTTATTGTGTTTACAGAATCCCAGTTAAATCCCGTGCTGCTTTTTCTTAGTTCTTGTAATTGTTTAGTGCTAACAATATATCTGTTATTTGAAAAATCGTAGTCTTCTATGATTGCCTCAAACCTTGCCCACTGACCTTCTCCATAAACATCTGTGTCTGAAAACTCAATCAATATATAGACCTTGTCTGGATTAATTGGTGAAACATTATTTGCATTTTTATTTACAACTGAAAAGGCAAGCCTTATTTCATCAGTAGGAGCATTTTTACTTAAGTTTAATGATGTTCCAGTTAAACCTACATAATTACTTCCAGTGTTTGCCTTAAGTCTTTTTACCCCATCTATCATTTCTGTTGATAGATTTGACATTGACCCATTTGTAATTACAATATTATTTAAAAACCTACATCTTTCATACCGCTCAACTCTTTCGGGGTTTGTAAAAATTCTATTATTTGCATTTGTAGTAAATGCCATTAGGTCTGACCCATTGTCTTTAATATGTATTTCTCCGCTAGACCCAGTGGAATCTAGTGGTTCATACTTTGGTATTAATGCAATTTGATTGTTATATTCCCAACCTTCTGACTCAGAAAATGAAAATAATGTTTTGCTATCATAAGCACCAGCAGTTGGGTTTGCACCAGCAGAATAAACTCCAATTTCAGAAATCTCATATCTTTCTTCTGTTGGAAGTTCTGCGGTAAGGACAACTTTGGCAGTTCCGTCATCATCTTTTATATATCCTCTAGATGTAATTGGAACACGAAACATTTCAAAGTCCAATGAGGTTTGGTTAGAATAATCTCCAAATGGAACTTCTGGATCTGGATCTAATGGCTTTGCTCCACAGCCCACGGCAATATAGGAAGCATACGCTGGGGACTGACCCACAAGGTATTTAGCAATTATATTTTTACCATTATTAGTTATCATAGTTATTCCACCTCGTATATTGTATCACTAAGAACAATCCCCTGCTGAAGGATTTGAACCTCTACCTGCTCTTCTTTACCCATATTAATAACGTTGATTATAATATCTCCAGTTATTGGATCTGTATATACTATTTTACAGTTTTCTATCTGCTTTGTAGGATCAACGGTGTCAAGCGTATATCCAGTACCACATTCTGGGATTCTATCGCTAAGTTTAATTGGGAAATTTTTAAAATATGAATCTGCCGTTTTTTGTAAGGCAAGAATATTTTGAGGGTTGTATTGGAAAAATATAGAACTTAGATTTTTAATAGGACTATAAACTACGTTTTCTCCATTAATTAAATCACTTCTAGATATAGTAATAATTTCATGACCACCTATATCTTCAAATATTAGATCAGTCATTATCTCAATAGGAACAGTATCAGGGGGAGTAATTATTAAATCTGGTGTTGCTGGCTTAACCGCCTGTGGTCTAGCAATGCTTGGGCTTGACTGTGGAATTTGTGGAGTTGAATTAGTTGCCATTACCTTACCTCACTTAAGTATACTGTCATATCTGGTCCTTCTGTTCCTTTACTATATTCAATATAATATACAACGTATCTATCATTTGCAATTTTTTGAATATTATCTTTTGTGTATTTCACAGAAACAATATCGCCTAACTGAATTGTAGAGTTAGAAAAAACCTTAACACCAATAGATTTTCTTGGTTTTACTATTTTTGACAATAGCCACTTCATTAAACTGTTTGCTTGATCTTGCGTTTGAATATATGCAGTTTGAATAGAAAAATCTTTTTTGCCATAAGTCATTCTACTTAACTTAATATCTTCATACTCTTTATTTATTTTAAAAGGAGACACAACAACATTGGACCCTTCTATAGTGGGATCAGACAAAGAACTATTTTTAGAATAATATTCGTCTACTGTTAATTCTCCATTAGATTCTTGGGTAAATGTAACTCCTTGAATTCTTAAATAGTTTCCAGTGGTTTCATCTAAACTTAGCGCAGTGTCTGTAGCATTAAATATCATAAATTCAGCACCGTAAGAGCCTGCTCTAAATCCAGAAACTGTGTATCCCTTTATCTTATTAAACGTTGGAGACATCTTTGCATAAAGTGCTGGATAGGCTTTATCATATCTAATATTAAATGTGGCAGCCTCACGCATTATAGTTCCAAACTCTTCAAAATAAATGCTGTACTTATTAGGCTCTGAACTACTGATTCCAGACAAATACGTTCCCTGAATAATACCGCTCATCGCATACTTTCTGAATGATTCTGTAGCGTTAATCTCATCATCAAAAATATTGTTAACTGGTGTATCCAAAGCAAACACAGCATTTTGGCTATAGTTATTTGACAGTGCATATATATTTTCAAACATTACTCTTGACGAGCCACGTACAAAAAGTGCCATATTATTGTATATTGGAAGTGGGTCTTGGTCTACAACTGTTGTCAACAGTGATCCGTTCATATATAAATGAAAAACTCTTGCATTTCCTAAAGCCTCATACTCAATTCCAATATCATAAACTGTTACATTTTGCTCAGACGCCATTCTATATTGACCAGTAAACTTACCATCATCTACAATAATATTTCCTAAGCCCTCCCAGATTTTTACTGGTATAGCATCAGAAGAGGCAGAGTCTTTTTTAATTTTATAAAATATAACATTGTGTACATTCTGCTTTTCAAGAGTAGATATGTTAGAACTTCCAAGTGCACTTAACTCTAAATAATATCCATTATTTGTTTCTGGATTTACCATTATGGCAAGACCTCCACCACCTCCAGAAATAGTTATATCTCTATCTGGAGTTAGTCCTGGCACAGTGTAGTAATTTGTACTGCCGTTTGCTGTTTGCCCACGGCTGGCATTATTTTCTATCTTTCCTACAATTCTCATTCTAGTGCCAAAATGTTTAAACTTACTATTAAGTGGCTTATAGACATATGAAATAAAATCTCTTGGCTTTCCTGTTACTGGTATAGATGGTCCTTGCATAACAAAAGCAGAGGATTGAATGGTTCCAGATTTTGGCGTTGTAAAAGTATTTACATCTGATTCAGCATTAAAAGTAGCAGACATAAAATTTCTTATAATTCCATTCCTTGTTGCTTTTTTAGCAAGTTCATTATTAATTCCAGCAGCGCCTTCGACAGTATTTGGTGCTTGAGTATTGTCTTCAAATAAATACTTTGACTGCATAGAACATCCTCTAACGTTTGCGTCATCTCTCCAGTATGAGTTTAGTCCTGCATAATGTTCTACAATAGAAGTTCCAAACTGTCCTCTTCCATGTTTTGCGACTGCTCCATTTTTTAATTTTAACACTCCGTTGATTTCTTCATAATTAGGCTCAGTATATATTCTTACAAGTCCAGTTGGATACATCTTTCCGTTAAACGGTAACTGTGAAAAATAATATTCATACTCTTGGGCGCTGCTAATCCAAACGTTGCCGAAATTAGCAACATTAAATTGTGCAGCGTCATATTTAATTATTTCACCATTTGAATAAAAATATCCATTATATCTTGCTATCCAATAAATTCCTTCACCAAAGTCTATAACGTTGTTTGTTAATTCTCTATTTACAACTGTAGGTATTTGATTTGATAGGTTAGAATTCAATGGTATAGCACTTAAAAGATATGAAGACTGCATACCTGTTTCATTATTAACAGATTTAGTATTTTCTGTTCCAGCAACTTCCCACAAAAGAACTGGTTTATAGATCCAATTTCTGTCCATGTCAATTAGGCTTGCTTGCTTAATAGTTCCTACAGATCTTTGAATATATTTTTCAGAATAATTAATCTTGCCGTCATTAAACACTTGGTTTTCTTCTGATGCAATTTCAATAATGTTTGGAAGAATATTTAAATTTGAATCAGGTTCATCTCCAGATAAATAAATATCTATAGGTCTTTGATCTGCTGTTGGCATTATATAGTCTTTGCTCATCATAACAAAATTATTATATTCGTCAAAAAACATTGCTGATTGAGACGAGATTGCTAATTGCTCTAAAACTTCTGCAACGCTAACATCTGGCTCTACATAGAAGTATGGGATTATTAACTCTGTTTCATTGGCTACTCTTTTAAAAGTATAGTTTGCAAATCCAACAGAATCTAATAGGAATGCTACCGCAGAACTAAGAGATACGTTTGTCATTAAAATTTGTGGCGCTGTTAAGTTTTCAAAATAAAAAAACAAATCTCGTAACTCTAACTCTACTGTTTGATCTGACTTATTATTTTTTGGAAAACCATCTGAATATAAAGTCTTGACTGGAATATAATAATCCCACCCATCTACATTAAAAACAATATCATAAAACTTAATTTGTATGTGTCTATTAATGTAGTTTTTAATTATACTTTGTGTATTGTTTTCATTAAAAGCATCATCGTAATCAAATATAGAAAGAGACCCAGTAGATGCCAAAAGTTGTCCCACTGGCATTCCGCTAACGCCTAAATCTGAAGCACTCTTTTTTACAGAAAAATCTAAAGTCTTATCTGTTATGTCTGCCGTTAATCGTGGGGACATCTCAATAAGATCAAAAGTACAATTTGACTTGTTCATTGTATCAACAACAACCCTAAGTCCCCTAAGATTATCAAACTCTCTATAAATCTCAGCACCACCAGCATTTATATATTTTGTAGGATTTGTCATATCTGTTACAAAGTTGGTTAGTCTATCTACTTCTGATTCCTCTAAATACCACCCATATTGTGGCGTGAAAACCCTGTAGTCATTAATTTCATCTATCCAGATATGAAATTCACCTATATCATTTTCATTGGTACATACTAGATAGGCATACCCATTAACAGATTTTTCTGGAAGTAATGTTACAGAACTATACTTTTCTGCATAAACAAATATATCTCTGTAAGGCTGTGGAACCTTTAATCCATAAGCCAACTCAACATACCCGTCATTTTTTATAATAGGCGTTCCATCTTTTCTAACAGAAGATTGGTTAAAAGATAATAAATCAACCCATGAATTATTTTTTAAAGCCTGTATCTTCCATCTAACTGGAGTTGCTTTTTTGGAGTCCCCATAGAATGGATCAGATATTGATGATGATGCAGAAGTAAAAGTTCCAAGATCTACGCTGCCAACATGTGTTTGCATTTTAATAACAACTCTATTTGCAGATACAGTATCTTTATATACAATAAATGGTGCGGTATCCTCAATGGCAAACTCTCCATTTTTAGAAAGAGATATACCATACTCTATACCATTTTCAGTTCTAAATGATGTCCAATATTTAAAAGAATCTTTGACATCTGGCATATAATATCTAGGACGGTTTGCCATATTAATGTTAGGGTGATGCAAATAATTTCCTGGCAAATATACTGCTTTATTAATTCCTGATCTTGGTCTAAATTGTTTAAAACAATCTTCTAAAGAATACAACATTTTAATTTTTTCTTTAGTTGATTTTAGCGTAATTGGAGTTTCATTATCTTCTGGATCTATTCCTCCATCAATAACTATGTCTGCATCTGTTGCACCATAGTAAAATGGTATCGCTGTATCCTTAGTTTCTGATGGATCAAAATTGCTTGGAATAATTTTATATACTGAGTCTGATCTAGTTGGCCTATATCTATAGTTACCAACCTTAAGTATATTGGTTGGGGAGTTCAAATTCCATTCAGCAATAACAGCACTTTTAGTTTTAACTACAGAAGATGTTTCTAGATGTTTTTTTAGATCCTCATTGTAAAACATTATGCCTCTTCCAAGCCTATGGATATATTCCAAAAATCAAACTTAGGTCCTCTTCTATTTACTGTATAAGAAAAGTCAGTAAAGAAAACTTCTACTAGTTCATTATATTGTGGAAGGTGTCCATAAGCAGAATCATCTTTTCCAAATACAGAATACTTATCGTATGATAGATAGCACCAGAAGGATCCTTGGTGATTTTCATACCAATCAAGTAACTCTACTCCTCCAGCACCACCATCGGTTGTATACTGTGCATCTGGAGAATTAGGCAGTCCAGATTGTCCAGTCATTTCTGATTGTCCGTTAGAATCAAAGTCTGGACTAAAAGCAAAAGATCTTGAAGGTAAATTAGTATAACTAAGATTTATTACTCTTTTATCTGCTATATGATAAGATCTCATTCTTCCGTTTATCATACGTTCCCGCTTTTCAATTCTTATTTTTCCAAAATCTATTGGTGATCTATTATCATCTGATAAAATTAAAAATTCATCAATATTATTTGGGTCTACCTCAGAACCTGGGTTAGAATTAATTTCAAGACCGTTAGGTATATATAAACCATTTTCTAGTTTGCCAGAATTTTCAGACCACAACATGGCCTGTGGTCTACCATATTTTTTACGACCATTCATATAATTGGTAGTTGCCATTATATTCTAACGCTCCTTAACTTCTGAGAGTTTACTCTCTGTATGTTTGTCATTACAGCCTGTGCTATTTCGTCTGGATTTGCATCAGACTTAACATTTACATTAATACTATAATTATACACTGAGTCGCCAACTGACTCTCCATTATTTATTGCCTTCATATTATCAAGACCAAACGATTCAACAGCATATCTGCTCATCACAAATTCACCTGGAGTAAGCATTGATGGAATAACATCTGTTCCTATTACTGGGCCACCTACAGCAAATCTCTTAATTAATCCGCCTGATGCTTTGCCTGAAGGCCAATTAGCGAACTGAGAGGCTGCTATCGAATTTCCACCAAATTTCTTTAAGTCTGCTGCTGCCTTAGCCTTCGCTGCTGCATCTGCCTTTGCTTTTTGTGCTGCCTCTGCCTTTTTCTTTGCTGCTTCAGGACCATCGTATTTTTTAGCAAGTGCAGCAGCATTCCCCATTCTATTAAGATCTGCAAGATGCATTCCTGCAACTAATCCAGCATTTTCTGTTGCTTTCTTTTCTGCAATTTTTTGTGCAAATAGCGTAGAGTTTTGTGCTATATTAGAAGATATACTTGCCTCTAGACTCTTGACATGTGCTTTGGCTGTTGGATCAGTAATGCCCTTGTATGTAGAACTGTATGGTGTTGGTGTTGTTGCTGGGTTTACTCCAGATACCCCGCCAGTTGAGCCAGAACCACTCTTAGAGCCTCCTGTAGAGCCATTACCAGTTGAACCATTGCCTGTTGACCCATTGCCTGTATTTCCGTCGCCATCGTTGCCGTCGCCATCGTTGCCACTGCCATCATTACCATTGCCTGTTGAGCCGTCTCCTGGAGAACCCTCGGTTACGTACTTAACTGTAACTGTTACAGTCTTATCTTTAATAGCATCATAAAGATCCTTAATTCTCTTCCAAATATCTTCTGCTGTACCGCTCTGAGAGTTAAAGCCATCCAATGCATCTTTTAGTTCTTTTCTAAGTTTTTCGTCCATCAAGGTCATCTGGGCAAGCATTTCTTCCCATTGATCTCTTGTTTGTCCTGCAACTATTCTATTTCTATCATTTGCAGCAATAATGTTTCCAAGAACTACTAACTGATACTCCAATGCAAGATTTTTTGTTAATTCAAGATTAATTGCATTTTGCAATGGAATAATCTTGTCTTGTTCAATTTTATAAATTCTTTCTTCGTGTGCTCTGATAGCAAGTAGTTTAACCTCTCTTGCTTCTTCTATTGCATATATTGCATCCTTAGTTTCTTGTATACTCTTTTGAAGAGCAAGTCTTGCTGGATCGTTTTCAAGTGCATATATCTGTTGTGATATCTGCCAACGTCTTTCTTCAATTTGCTCTCGTGTTAATCCATTGGCATTAGTTAATCCATTAATTTCGTTTTCTCTTGATTGCTGTAATGCATCACTTTGGCTAGTAGCAAAATCTGCTGCATTGCCAGCCCTCATTGCTTGAGCAGCACGGGCAGCAGCAGAAATATCTCCTTGAGTTAAGGCATCAGCCAAATCGAGTTGCTGTTCCTGTTGACGAATAATAGATTCATTAACCTTTTGAACTTCGGCTAATGCTTCTGCCTGCTTGTCATACTTTTCATTAATCTTTCCTGCTTGATAATCCATAACTTCTAGGTCATGAGAAAGTACATTTGATTCATCTTGAAGCGTCTTGATAGGACGCTCATATTTCATTTCTATTTCTCTTTCCCAGTCATCAATCTTTTCCTTAAGATCTTCTAGGACATACTTTAATTTACCAGTGACCTTCTGTCCATCTACAGTAAGGTTTAGATCCTTAACATCCATATTTTCAATGTCAGATTCAATCTTTGCAATCTCGTCACGAATCATAGAAATCTGATGTTCATAAATTGCAAGTTCAGCATTCATTGCTGCTAATGCTTCGTCACTCTCTGTCTTTGTTCTGCTCAATTGCTTAAATGTTTTTCCACCAAGTTCTGGTGTTACTGAGTTTGTTGGAGCCTTTAGTGTATACTCATCCATCTGCTTATATGCATCAAAAATCTTCATTGCTGCATCATAAGCCTTCTGGAACTTTTCAAGAGGTGTTAATAGATTTTTTTCAAGATCCTTTGCTGATTCAGAACTAGCAATAAGATCAAACAGTTGCTTCATTCCATCTTTAGCGTCTAACGTTCCAGCCTTAATAGCATCCATTATTGCAACCATTGCAATTAAGTCTTCTGGGTCCTGTATTGCATCATATATAGATGTAATAGAAAGTGCAACCTCCTTGCCTTCTGCATCCAATGTTTTAAAGGCAGACAAGAAGTTAATTAGTTCTGGGGCTTTGTTTAAAGCGTCAATTCTTGTTTGATTGGTTTTTGTTTTATCTACTAAACCATTTATTTGTTCTCTTAGCACTGCTTGCTTAGTTAAAGCATTATTTGTCTTTAATTCTTGTGCAGTTATTTGTCCAGTTGCTATGGCTGTAACGTATGCTTGATTCTCCATAGCCTTCTCTATTTCTAAATTAGACAGTCCAGCAGCCTTTAATTTTACATATGCTTTATTTTGCTCATCTATATTCTTAAGTACATTCTGTTGTTCTACCTGGAACTCTCCTACAACGGCCTTATCCATTGCTTGACGCATTGCATTTCCTTCATCAGTTAATACAAAATCTCCCTTTTTGTATTTCTGAGTTCTGGTTTTCATCTTTCCAGTTTTGTAGTCAAACTCTTTATACTTCTTAGTTCCAGCCTTCGTAGCGGTGCTTCCAAACTTCTTTTGTTCTTCTGGGTCCAGTTGTGTTATGAAATCAATAAAGTCTTGACTATAACCCTTATTCATTAACTGCTGTTCTATACCAACAAACTTGTTTGCAACAGACTTATCGCCTGCTGCCTCCATTGCCTTCTGTAATTCTTTAAATCCACCAGCAGCATTTAAAGCAGCATTTCTAACATTCTTAAGACGCTTCATTATATCTGCAAATGGATCTGCCTTACTGCCACCCTTTTCTTCATCCTCATACTTTCCAGCCTTAGCGTTTGCAATATCTTGATTTACTGCCTGCATTGTTCTTTGGCCAGCAAGTTCATTTCTTACCTTCTCTCTTCCTGCTGGAGTATTATAATAAGCATTGATCCATCCCTGCTTCTTTTTATCAGCAGTTGCAACTCTTCTTGCAATTTCCGCACTTACGTCACCCTCTGTAATTGTTTTTTGTACTGTAATATATTCTTGAATAATAGTTTTTTTAGTTTCGTCTGGAAGGTTTTCCCATTGATCCCATAGAGGAATAAGTCCTTCTAAGGTAACCCCTCCAATTTCTTTCATTTCCATGAGTGCTGTTTTTGTTATTGGAGTATCTATCTTTTCTACTTCTTCCAATGCCTTTTGTAAATCTTCAAGATTTGCCAATGCATTTTCTGAAGAGAAGAATGCTTCAATGTTAACTTCTTTGCCAGCCATCTTTTGAACTAAGGCTATTGCGGAGGCAGTCTTTTCAAACTCTTGTGGATTCTTTTTTAGAACATCTACAAGAATTGTTTTTGCTACGTCATCCTTTACCCCGCCAAGGCTATTTATTAATTGTGTTACTGCTCCTGGATCATGTTTTGTTAGTGCTAAATTTAAATTTGTCTCCAATCCTTCTTCATCATCACCAAATATTTCTATGAGTCTTTGTCCAGTTTCAGGATTAAGATCTCCTCCAGCAACAACTGTTTTAATCTTTACTTCAATTTCTTCTGAGTCTAAACCTTTTGCTTTGTCTAAAAATGTTTTTGCAAAAGGATTTCCTTCATACTTGGTATTTATTTGAGAATTAAGCGAATCAAAAAATGCATTTTTGGTAGACTGACTTTCTGAGGCAGCCCTATATGCTTTAATCTGATCATTTAAAATTGCCTTATTCTTTTTTCTTAATGCATCAAGTCCTGACTGCTTACGACCTTCAAGAGTTACTATTTCATCATCTATCTTTTTTTGTTTTGCTTTATCTGTAGTTGCTGCTTTTTGTACTTGTAGTTTTTTGATTTCAGTATCATATTGTTTTGATAAAGAATCTTGCTGTGCTAAGTTTAGTTCTAGGTTGTTAGCATTAAGTGCTGCTATCTGTGCTGCTGATTTGTCAGCATCTGTTTCGGTAAATGCGGCTGCGCCCTTTTCCCATAGCCATTGTGTAACACCAGTAACTGGGTCCATCTCAAAGCCTGACATTGCCTTTTTATTGGCATATTCAATTTGATCTGTTAAATTTTTAGTTGCTCCAGTTGAAAGACTTCTTTGCTCTGAAACTAAATTCATTCTAACATTTAGTGGATCTTTAGTTAAGTCTTGTCCTTCTGGTCCTATAAGATTTAGTAGTTGTCCGCTAATCTGTGATATCAATGTTGTATTGTTTAATTCAATACCAATTTGTGAAGCAACGCTATGTGCTTGCTCTGCAGTCATAACTCCATCAGAGACATATGCTGCTAATTGAACTGATATTGCCTTAACCGCATCTATTCCGCCAGCAGTCATGTTTTGTTTAAATGACTCAAATATTGACTTACCAACTTCGCTGTCTATAAATGTTTCACCAAACTGTTGCTTACCTCTTTCAAAACCAGTAGTATATCTATCTGCAGCACCAGCCTGTCTCTTTCTTGCATAAATCTCACTAGCACCTACAGTATTAGTTAACTGTCCTATTTGTGCCATCTTTTCTGTAGTTGCTGAAATTGAGTCAACATACTTAGACTGTGATTCTGCTGCCTTCTTTGCTGCCCTGTCAGTTAATAAAAATGCTCCAGCAGCAGCAGTTAATCCAGTAATAGCCCATCCAAGAGGACCCATTCCAGCAAGCATAGGGGCCATTCCAGCAACTGCAGATGCACCCATTGCCACCATACCAGCAGTCTGCTGTCCAGCCATCATTAAGCCCATGCCTGCAGTTCCAAGAGCCATAGAGGCTCCGCCAGAGAATCTATTTACTTTTTCTTGACGAACCATCTTGCGCTGGTTTCTTTCTGCTTTTTGTGTTTGCTTTAATTGTTTTAATGTTCTTCTTTGATCTTCTTTTACTGCATCATCATAGTATTTTGCTTGTGCAGCATTTAATCTTGATCTACGCTCATTCTCAAGGAATCTTTTTCTTGCAGCCTCAGTTTGTCGTTTTTGAAGTGCTGCCTGTTCTTTTTGTTTTGCTGCTTCAGTTCTTGCTGCCTTTTCTGATGCTGCAACTGCTACCTCTTTAGCCCTTATTTCTTTCTTTGCAAGGCTTCTTAATATTTTATCAATTTCAGACTGGCTAACACCTCGTCTACGTAGATCTACTGCTATATCTCCTTGACGTCTAGTAGGGTTAGTAATTCCTCCACCACGTAAGTTCTTATCTCCATCTTCAAAACCAGGAAGCATTCTAAGTCTTGCAGCCTGTGATGCAGTTGCAACCATCTGACCCTGTCTTCTTCTAACAACTACATTATCAGAAGTGCGCTTACCTCTTTCATCCACACCAACTGTTCCCTTTGGCATAGGAGAACTATTACTGCTATTAATCTTTTCTTTAGCAGTCAAATCTCTGTTAACAAGGCTCTCACCTCTTTTTGCAGCAACAAACACTTCATCTGCTGATTGAGCAGCAAGGTTAATTAATTTACCTGGCTGGAATTGAGGATCTGATAATAAGGTGAGTAGCATTTTTGGTGTCCGTAAGTCTGCTGGTAAATACTTACCTGCTACCTTACCACCATTTGCCTGATAATCTATGACACGTTGATCTAGTTGCGCTGCTTTTGCAAGCAACATTCTTTCTTGTGGATTTTTTGGATGGCTTCCTCTTGCCATAAACTCTGCTGCTTTTCTATATTCTCTCTTTTCTATTTCTGATAAACCAAGTACGTTATCTTTATTAAAGATATCGAGTATGTTTAATCCTCTTCTCTTTGCATTCATATAGTTGTTTAAAATTCTGGCGTCATATAATGCCTCGCCAGTTTTCATCTTTAGTGCGCCTTGGCGACCTGTAACTTCTTGCTTTATGTGTGAAAGATTTTCTCTTAATAGATCTTTAACTTCATCTGGAGTATATCCAGCAGCCAACATGGCTCTTCCTGTTTTTGTTGTAAGAGGATTACCGATTCTTGCATTATATTCTTTAATTTCTTGTTCAGCAAAAGGTTTTACAATTTTTGATATATTTGCTTTTCCTCCACCAGAAGGTTTTCCAGTTGATCTTAATGCTGTTATAAAAGGCTCAATACTTGCAAATCTTCCCTGGAACTTTCCTCCAGAAACAAGTCTTCCTTTTTCATTTGGAGTGATTCCCATTCTGTATAAAGTCATGTCCGTAATTTCTTTTGCAGATCTTGCCCATCTTGCTCTGCCGTCTGGATCTGCTAAAAATGCATCTAAATCTGCTTTATGAATATATCTTACCTCACCATTTACCATGACTGGGTGCATCTTGCTAATTTCATTCAAAAATTGTGATTGTCTTGGTGAATGAAATGTTTTTTCTGTTCCAGAAGGAGGAACTAACACTGTTCCACCATTCCATGCTGCATCTATAACTGCTCTTCTTTGAGGATCAACCTTGCCTAGTTCTCTTACAAAATCATTACTTACGGTTCTCTTTAGTTCTTCTACCAAAGTTTTTTCTTGTGTTCCTGGTGGAAGAAGGTACTTTTTAAGTTGCTCTTCTGCAAGTGAATTTGTTGCATTTGGATCTATTCCTTCAATTGCTTTTACAACTCCACTTCCTGCACGAGCATGAACAGATTGAAGTTGTGACCAATCTGTTTTTGCGCCATCCTTAAGTCTCTTAAGCATGTCATTATAAACAACTTGCTCGTCTGGTGTTAGGTCCCAAGACTTAAGTACTCTTTCTAATCTTGGAATAGATTTATTTATCTCTGCTTTTATGGCAGCATCATATTGTGCTGGTGTCATGCTTGCAGCAAGGCCTGAAGTTTCTTGTGCAAAGAACTTTTTTGCACCACCCTTTACACCTAGTAAGTTGATAAGCGCTTGCTGTTCCATGCTTGGCAATCCCTTAGAGAAATCTCTAAAGCCAGACGCTCTATCAAATACTCCAGCAGTTCCAACATCTGCCAAAACATTGCCAGATAGGTTTGCCTTTTGTAAATCTTTATCACCTCTTAGTGTTGATGCAACAAGTTGTTTTATCATGTCAGACTGAGAGAACTTGCCATCCATTGCTGCAATTCTTGGATCATATGGAGACTCAATAACAATAAACTTTCTTTGACCTGAAGGATCTGTTGGATCAATCATAGTCTTAATAGTTTGTTTTGGAGATACCAAACCATGAACTTCTCTAGCAATCTGAGTAGCACGAACTTCTGCTAATGCTGTCTTCTCATCTATTGTTGGTTTTACTACTACGATCTTTCCATTAGGCTTTCTGTATACCCCGCCAACTCCACGTACTGGGAAACTTCTTCCAGAGAATGGCTGTAGCAATGTACCAAAATCAGTAGGAGCAACATCTCCGTATTTTCCGTCTTTTACGTTCTTTGCTATTCTGTCTACTATCTCTCTAGACTGTGATGCCTCTTTAGCAGACTTAGGCATACCAACAAAAACAGCACCTGACTGGCTCTCTGGATGTGGCTCATTGTATCCTTGACGAGCATCATCTCTTCTTCTGTTTCTTGCTTGTTGTGCTTTTCTAACTGCTTCTGGTCCTGCAGAAAGTGGTATTCCTCTACCTGGTCCACCTGGAAGTCTTCCAGCCATAAAGCCTGGAACCTTATCCTGGAACATTGCAGTAATCAAACCTCTATATTTATCTGTAGTCTCTGTAGGTATAACTGCTTCTCCTGGAGAAAGCATTGCTGGAACAACGTCTCCTGCACCCTTTGGACCTGGCACAGAAATAATTCCATCTTTATACTTCTTCATTGGTGGCAACTTTGTTACTGCACGTTTTGCTCCACCAACACCTCCAGCAAACAATGCAGGATTTTGTGATGCCATAGTTCTCATTTGAGAAGTCAAAGATGCATACGCTGATGCTAACTGCATTGCTGCTGTCTTTTCAATATTAAATATTTCAGTTAATCTAGTATGAGTATTATGTAATGCTTGTCCTGCTGCTTGCTGCTCTAATTGTTCTTGCGTTACATAATTAAATCCTGCACCTAAAACATTTGTTTGACCATTTAACTTTGCGATTCCGCCTCTTATTGTTGCAAAAAGTTTAATAAGGTTTGCCAAACCATTGGCTAAAAGACCGAATGTCATAAGAACTACTGGACCTATACCAGCAACAACTGCAACTATAGCAGTTATTACTTTTTTAGTTTGATCGCTAAGTCCGTTAAACTTTTCAAATAAACTTCCAAAAAACTTTACTATTGGCGTTACTGCTTCAAGGAATGCCTTGCCAAGTGGCATAATGTCTTGCTTGAATTGCTCTAAAGCAGCCTGGAACTTAACACCAACAGACTCCTCTATCTTCTTCATTTCTCGTTCAGATAGAATCGCTAACTCTTCAACAGATGCTCCAGTTAACTGGAATGCTCTTGCAGCCTGTGTTCCGTCCTTAGATACATTCTGGAATAATGTAGACAAACGAGCAAACTGGAATTTACCAAACAATTGCTCAATGGCACGAGCACGATTAAGTGGGTCTAGTTCATCTAGTGCTCTAGCAAATCCTACAACAGTTCCCTTAATGTCTCCCTTGTTTGCTTCAACAAGTCCTTTAATATTGATTCCCATTCCACCAAGGAACTTGGCTGCTTTTTCGCTAGGGTTAATTAACGAAGCAAGACCAGACTTGAGTGCGTTAGCACCTTCTGATGCATTAATACCGCCTTCCTTCATAGCAGTCAAGAAGAATGCAAGATCTTCTACGTTACCACCAAGTTGTTTGATAACTGGTGCAGCCTTTGGAATTGCAATTGTTAAATCTTCAATAGAAAGAACAGTTTGGTTTTCTACTGCGTTTAGGAAGTTAATTTTTTCTGCTAGTTGATCGCTTGATAAGCCAAAAGCATTTTGTAAAGATATTGTTGTTTCAAGTGCTTGCTGCTGTTCTACTTGTCCAAGTACCGCTAACTTAGTTGCAGTTTCTACCTGTCTAGTTAGATCTGCCCCCTTAAAACCTGCTGCTGCTGCAGTTGCAGCCATATCCATAGTTTCAGTTACAGCAACGCCAAACTTCGTGTATTCGGTTGCAAGTTTTCTAATATTTTCTACTGCTGCATCAACTTCTGCATCGTTAGTAAATGCATCACCATAAACACGTCTAAACTTAACTATAGATTCTTCTAATTCTCTAAACGCCTTAGATGCATATCCGCCAAGCATAGTTAATGGTATTGTCAAACCAACCATCAACTGACGACCAGCCCACTGTGTATTCTTACCAAAATTTAAAAGTTGTGTTGAACCCTGTTTTAATAACTGGTTTAAGAACTGCTGTCTTTGAGCAGCATATTGAATTCTGGTTCCAAGTTCTGTAAACTGACCGTTTGCCATTGCCAATTGTCTTGGCATGACACGCATAGCATCAATAAAGCCACCCTGGGCTTTAGCCATCTGTATGTATTGTGCCTGTAATGCTTTTACTCTATCTCTACGAGCACGGTTTATAATTTCACGTTCTTGAGCAAATGCTTTACTTAATGTTCTTGTATTGGCTGTAGCAGCAGCCATACTGTATCTATAATATTCTTTAAGAGATAATTTATTTTTTTCTAGGGCAGTAGTAAATGCCATAGTGCTAGATGCAACTTTACCTTGGCTTACTGCAAATTTACCAGTAGCACCTATTGCTTGAACTAGTTGAGCATTTAAACCTTTTTGTGCATTTGCAGCAGCCAGGTTTCCCTCAGCAAGTTGTTGATGAAACCTACTGAGGCCTGCCTGTAACTTACGTAATTCTGCTAAGGCGTCGGCAGTATTAAAATTAATATTAATATTAGAATTTACATCTGCCAATTCCTTAACACCTCTTTATTTATTTATTTTACTAAGCCAGATACAACTGAGGCATCTGCATTCTGGAAACCAGATGCTGCATCAATTATTTGATAAACTGTAGGAAGATCTAGAAGTTCCTCTAGTTGATCTCTGTCTTCTGCCAATTCTGGCTTGTATTGTTTCATTGCAATTTGAACACAGTCCATTAGAATATCCATTGACTTTTCATTATCTTCTGCTACTGAAGTTAGTTCAGCGAACTTTAGCATAAATGGTCGTAGAAGAGATAACTTTAATGCTCTTACTGGAATCTCTGTATTATCGATTAATGTAATTGATTTCTTATTTTCTTTAGGCTTTTCGGCCATTTTTCCTCCTTAAGGTATTGAATAAATTATACCATAGTACGGCTTTTATTTTTGTGTAAGATCCTCGTAATCTAAACCCATTCCAATACCAAACCCAGCCTTTTGTGCATTGTACCCTTGTAGTGCAGTAATGTCGTTAGGGTCATTTGCCTTACCTTTACTAAATACCCTGGCCTTCATCTCTTCCCAGGCATTGCTGTTATTGTTGTTTGCTTTATCTAAATCTACCCCCTGCATAGCAGCCAAAAACTTCTTCTGGGAATAGTCTAAGTCTCTTTTTATTTTTAATGTCGCTATTATTTCTGGCATGGACATGGAAGACTCTAACTCCTCATAATCTTTCCAAATGCCAAGAAGGAATACCTCTGACTCTAATTCTGCTAAGTCTAAGTCATCCCATGTAGACCCGCTTTCTGTTGCCTGCTTCTTTACAGTCTCTTCTGCTTTTTCATTAATCTTAATTCCAGCAGCAAAGTCTAATATTTTATAAATAGTTGGCATGTCTATATTATCTTCTAATTCTTCTTGTGTTTTTATTAATGGGTAGTATTGTCTCATTGCTATAACAGTACATTTTGCCAAAGCATCTATTGCCTCATCGTCATTGGTTGCAAGTTTAACATTTTCAAACTCATCTAAAAATAGTTTTAAGAACTTTATTTTTAATGGGGTTATGTATAGTTCTGTTCCATCTATAAGTTCCACGACGCAACTTTTATATATTTCGGTAGGCATTTATCTATTATAGCAAACAGAAAAGCCCAGCCTTTTGGGCTGGGCTAATCTTATATTAAGTTGTATTATGCTGGGATTGTACGATCTACGATCTTACCGTAAGAACCGTTGTCATTTGGAAGCAAACGGAATGAGACTTCAAACATTGTTGCCTCATCACGCTTTGCGCCTACTGTTACGCTCTCAATTGAGAGTGCACGGTATGCAACGTAAACTCTTTCGATCTGATCAGATGCTGCACAGTCACCTGTTCCTGGACCAACTGCTACCAAACCACGCTCAACTGGACATTCTCCAATGTCACCTGCTGAAAGGTTAAGTGTTGGGTTTCCTGAAACTGTTGTTAGATTCTCATCCTTGCTTGCGAGAGCAAAAAGAAGATTCTCTAGTGTTGATTCTGCGAATGTAGTATTTAGGTTTACCTGCATGCCTTGCTTGAACAACTTAGCAACGTCAAGAACCTGGTCTACTGAAACTTCACCGAAATCTGGCTGGAACTGTAGTTCCAAACCATTCATTGTGTAACCTACGTTACGGAACCCTTCCTCATCGGAAAGAGTTGTCTTGTAGGACACACCTGCAGAATATCCTGGAAGGACTCCTGCTTCTGGTAGAACACCATCTTCGTATGTGAAGAGTGCTGCTGCACCAACGATGATATTATTGCTAGTACCACGTGTATATGCCATGTATTTCACCTCTTTATTTGTCTAGAATTAAAAGGCGTGTTTCCTCGCTAACAATTATACAGCCTTTTTATTAGTTTACTGAGTCTATTATGTCTTGCATCTGATGGTAGTCGTAGTCTATAATTATCTTATTACCCGCATATGTTCGGGCTGTTCCAAAGTCGACTATGTCCCTTGATTCTTCTAGTTGGTAAATTTTAAAGTCATGGAAATAGAACTTGCATTCCATTCCTCCAATATTGCCCTTAGTCTTGGCCCATGCATTTAATTCTTGGGCACTTTCATCTCCTCGATCTAATAATCTCATTACTGCTTCTTGTATTTTAATCATCTGCAATGCAGGCTCTGAGCCACTAGCATAAAAATAATATAGCACCTGCTCACATTTAATATGTGGGAATGGCCCTCTACGCATCCTAAACATTCTATCCCAAACAGCCATAGTACCACCTTCTGGAAACTGGTTTTGAAGTGTTTCTAAAGTTGAAGGTCCAGTTGGGAAAAATGGAACATCTTGCAAACCAGATAATTCTGAAATCTTTTCTTTTAGATATTGATTTATCCACAGGACTGGTGTATTTAGGACTGATGTAGATTCTGTCATTTAATTGCCCCCGCATTTGCTACCCATTGATATCCAGCCTTAAGTCCAACAGATCTACCGCCACGCTTTCCTGCATTTAGATTTTTTGAATAAACCTTTGGATATTTAAAATATTCCTTAAGACCACTTGATTCCAAGAATGACTGTCTAAAGTAAACGCCAAAAAAATTAGAGATAACATTTTTAAATTGTCCTTCTGTTTGTCCTCCAGGATTTTCAACCCTAACTTCTCTTGAAGTAAATATTTCTTCTCCATTTATTTCAAACCTTAATGCCTGTGCCTTTGTTGGTTTAATTGTTACGCCAATACCTTTTTCCATAACTTCTGCTTTATTATAAAATGGAACATTAGATCCATTTTTAATCGATGTAGATTGTTTTAATGATGATCTGAAAGTTAAACCAATATTACTAATCGTAAAGTCAATGTCAAACAATCTTGCTTCTGGACTTCCAGTTTTGTGCCATTCGTATACATGGTGTAATAACTCTGGAGATACTCTTGCGTTAGCATCTATAAACTGTCCTGCTAACTCTGATATTTGTGGTCCTAGTGCTGCATACATAGCCTTCTTACCACGACCAACTCCATCGATGAAACCAATTGAATAATTCATTATGTTATTCATCTCTTTTTCAAACTGTCTACTATTAAACTTTATTCTTAACATCAAACATCTACCGCCTGATTTTCAGACCTACGAATAATTAATTTATAATATTCTACATTTCCAAACGGACCAGTGAATGGATCCTGTGTTGCTATTTCAAATATTGTGGACTTGCCTGCACGAGGACCCGAAGTTTCTGTGTATATCTCATTACAATTTTTGTCACGAATGTTTGTAATAATAACATTGGTAATTGAGTTACGAGCCTCTAAACTTGAAACTCTAATGTCTGTTTTAGCACGTCCAAGTAGTATCTTATCCTGTGTAATATTAATGTTTGGCATTACTTCTTCTTTAAATGCTGTACCTGCTGGAGCAAAGGAGCATGCTATTGTGCGATCTAAAATCCAAGTCTTTTTAACTTCTCCGTAAATACCCTGTTCAACTATTGGATGATAAACATCTGCTTGCATTGGAAATGCGAAGTCTGGAGTTTCGCATATTACCATTATAGAACCCCGACGAACTCAATCGGTTTACGATACTTATCTAATATCTTATCGACTAATAAATTTCCAGTGCCGTCAAATACAGCCTTATCAAACTGAATTCTAAATTGGTCTGTATTGTAGGAACCAATATATCTCTTGTAATAATCTAACTTTCCACAATCAATATCGTGTATTAATAACTCTGTTGCTCTTACTATATCTGATGGAACCTTGTGATATCCAACTTCTAGTTCGATCTTATAGTCCCAACCTCTTGGAAAACCTCGTTCTGAAAAAAGAAAATCTAAATAGTCTGTAGGCGATCCAGGATAAAGTATTGGATTTGATTCATTACGATTAACTAAATCTGGATACTTTGTTGTAACAGCAGATCCATCAGAAGTTATTTCAAACACAAATGTAGAGTTTTCTACATCATCTGCATCATAAACTAAAACATTGTTTTCATAAACCTTTAAAATCTTTTTTGCATTTACCCAAATAGGAATATAATCTAATCCCAAACCAGTTGTTTCAATTGTCTTTTTTGTAAAATAGAAATCTACATCACAAACCGAATCTATTATTGCTCTTGCTAATTCTTCGTTCTTTCTATATGCTTGTATTTCTGTAGCGGTTGATCCATTATCATTTGGGTTTGAGTATGGTCTTACTACATCTACATATGTATCTTCTCCATCTACCGTGACTTTATACTGGGTATCATATTTTGAAGATAATGGAATAGTTACCTTGCCTGATGCATCAGATGTAACTTCCCCTGTTGTTTCTGAAGAGTCCGCCATATCGGTAATAGCGTATTCATACTCTGTAGTTGCCAAGGCAACATCAAGGGTAACGCTTAAATTATATGGCGGAACTCTTAGAACTTCCATTTACTTGCCAAACTCCTTGGCTACTTCTTCTGGTGTAGCAAGTCTAACATGGCTACGTGTTAGCCACTTTTCAGCCTGCTCTGGTGTAACGATGTTGTATCCACGATATACCTTGCCAACTGGACCCCAACTTACATTCTTTGTAGAGTAAATTGCGACTGTCTTTTTTGATTTTGTTGGAGAAGCATTAACAGCCTGCTTGACTGGACGTGGTGTTTCAGCAACACCGATAACGCCATTTTCTATGGATCCTACAGCCTGAACTGTATCACTTGAAGATGCGCTAAGATCTGCTGTTGTAATAGCATCAGAAGATTCTGGTACTTCAGAAACTGATGCCTCAACATTATTTTCTTGAGCAACCGCCTCAACATTAGTTGATGGCTGATTGTTTTCTAACTTATACTTTTCCCAAGCGTTTAGTTCCTGGGGTTGTTCTGCATTATTGTTTTCTTCCATTATTTACCTCCTTGTGACTATTATAACAGAATAATAAAAAGTTAAGAGGGGGAGGAGAATTAACCCCTTCCCCCTCTCAAAGGTTACTGCTTACAGATTATGCATCTGCTGCAGCGTCTGCCCATGCGATTGCATCTTCTTCTTCCCATTGGATACCGAAGCGAACGAATACAGTATATTCAATTGTATCCTTCTTCGCAACGTATTCACGGTTTACGACGATATCACGCTGGAAGCCCCAAACACGGTTCTGTGGGAATGTCAAGTCGACATAACCTGCAGGGTAGTAAGGAACTTCTTGGACATCGATACCTAGAACACGAGTTGTACGTGCTCCACCGAATGTCTGACCAGCACCATCTAAGTAAGACTGTGTGTTGGCGTATGTGTTACCATTCTTGCCAAGTGCTTCAGCGATAGCATCTGAAAGAGTACCGTTATTCTTAACGATACCTGCGAATGCATCTGTACCTGCATAGAACTTAAGATTATTCTTAAGTGCACGGTACTTGCGTGGCATAGCGAGAATGATGTCCTGCATTACTGCAGGTGTCCAAGCATTGTCAGCAACAGTTACTGCTGCTTCATGCGAGTCTCCATTGTCCTGATGCTTCTTGATGAAGCCAGGCATAATAGATAGGAATGGTGTTGTTGTACCATCACCGTTAATAGCAAGATCTTCAATGTCATTTGCGAATGCATTTGTCATCAAGCGAACAAGATGATCTTCTAATGCACCACCCTCGACATTGTCTTCTAGTGCTTCAGCAGATACTTCCCAATCTAGACGAATCTTCTTGGTTGTAAGTTCTACCTTTGAGAATGTAGCACCAGTGTTTGTATAGTTTCCAACTGCTTGAGCAGCAGCACGAATTACACGCTCACCGACGTTGATCTTCTCTAATTCCATGGTGTTTGCTCTCATCGTCACACGACGACCATCTTGAGCGAGAACTGTAGCATCCCAAACGTAGTCAATAAAACGACGTGCCTGTTCAGGGCGTAGGATTCCGCTTGCAGCATCACCCGAAGGGTTTACGGCATTAGGACCAGTGGTAACACCAAGGTTAGCGTTAGGAATATTTCCTAGTGCGCCACCATCAGTATAATTGCCAGGGATGTTTGATCCTGCTTCAGAACCTGATGCGAATGCACCCTGTCCCTGATATAAACCTGGTGTTGTTCCACCGAGTTCGCCTGATTCTCCTGGCTGGTTTTTCTTAATTTCTTCCGACATATTGTCACCTCCTAAGTGATTCTGCTTATTAATTACTAAATAAGTCGGCTGTTTTGAGGAAACGTCCGCCCCATAGGGATTTTTCAACCACTTCTGGTTGATCCTGTACGATCTCGCCTAGATCGCCAGACTTTCGGAAAGCAGTGTCTGCTTCTACTGCGTCTACTCTCTTTCCAAACTTATCAACATGTTCAACTGTTGCAGCAATGTCTTTGGCGACTGCATCAAGTGAACTCTTTACTGCTGCTGTATCGACCTTTGTAGACTTAAGCATTTCTACTTCTGCCTGCAAAGACTTTACAGTTTCAACTAAATCGCTAAAGGCTGATGTTAGAGTATTTTTGATTTCTGCAACTGCTTCAACAATTGCTTCATCTGACTTAGATACTTCTGCTGCAACTTCTGCTGCTGGTGCTTCAACTGATTCCTCAGCCTTTGCAACTTCTTCTGTTGTAATCTCTTCAGACTTTTCAACAGTATCTTCTGCTACTGCAACCTCTTCAGATTTTTCAGTAACTTCTGCAACAGTAGTTTCAACTACGGCATCTGCCTCTGGAGCGATTTCTTCTGACTTAGTAACTTCGGTTTCTTCAACCTTTGTCTTTTTTGCCATAGGATTATCCTCCTTCTTAATCTTAGCATCAATGCCTTTAGCACTATCTACTAAGAATTTGACTATATCCATTTTTTCATTATCCGTTTTTTCAACGAATCCTATATTCTTCATTTCATTTCCGTTAACTGGACTTGTTACAGATTCTTCTTCTGACACCATAACCAAACCAGACTCTTCATCATAAAAAACATTTTCTAATGCAACATCTTGTCCCTTAACAACATCTACTCCATCTACTTTTTCAACTTGCATAATATTTGCAAACTGATTTGCTGGAGAATCAACTAATGATAACTCAACAAGATCATAATCCTTGATAATTCTAATTGTAGAATCTGACTTCTCATCATAACCGTCATCCCACTTATTCATACGACCACCAATAGAAAATCCTGTTAGCGTACCGTCTAAAACTTTTTCCCATGTATCTTGTGCACCCTTTGATACGTATGCTGATACAAAAACACCAGAATAAAACTTTTTAGATTCTGGATCAAAATATCTATCTTCTTTAAAATTAACCATCTTGCCAACTGCTAATGGTTGATGCATTTCACGAATGTTGCCACGAAACTTTGAGAATGCTTTCATTGATGCTTCTGCTGTAACTATATCGCCTTGCTTGTCAATATTATCAAGAGATGCAAAACCAGAGACGATACGTCTCTCCTTATCAACCTTCGCAAATGGAAGGGAAAGTCTTACTGAGTCGCCAGTGGTGTCCCAATGGGCTTTAGATATAGTCATACTAGAATATATTATAGAGCCTTTTTTTACGATATCTCAATTACTGAGATGATCTTCCCTCACCCTTTGGGTTTCTTCCACTAATTGTGGCTGGCCCATCGGACTGGTTATTTGTTCTTTCCCCATCCCGTGCTCTGTCAGCATTGTCGTTTGCTGCTTGCTCTGGTTTAGGATTAAACGGCTCGTCTCCTCCTTCCCTTTGAGGAAGTCCTAATGCAGATCTTGCTTCGTTTGGAAGCATTACCTGAGTCTTTACATATCTTTCTAAAATCTGAGATTGAGCAATTTCATCTGTAAGAGTTAGTTCCTTAAACTTAAGAACTAAAACATCAGTCTTTTCTTTAATTATTTTATTAATTATTTTTTCAATTTCTCTTTGTGCTGGTCTTGCTACCTGCTCTTTAAAGGTGCGATCTTGAGCAAGTGCTGCTGCAATTGACGCTGCATCTCCACCACCTATCTTTGATAGTGGGACCTGATGTGCAATTAAAACATCATCACGATTTTGCTTTCGATATCTTTCAAACGAACCTTCTTGGACACCGTTTTCAATTGGTTCCATTTTGAATTCAACCTTGTTGGTGTCTGTATCGCCTGGAAGAGGAATATAAAGAGTTCTGTGTGACTGACCCTTTAGACTTGTTTGTAAAAATCTAAACATTTTATCTTCAGCATCTGCCGAAAGACGAGCACCCTTTAGAGTCACAACATAACGAGGGACAGCCTTATTGCTAAAGTAGTCGATGTTATATTGTGACGCTAACTGGTCTCCATGGAGCGAGTTTATTGCCGACATTATATCTGGTACACCATAAAAAGTATTTAAAGGCGAATACTGTTTAAAGTGTATTATTTCATTTGGTCTTGGATCCGATGTAACTGGATTCGGATTTTTTGCACCAAAATTTCTAAAATAGACAACCTTATTTCCGATTATCTGAACATAGCCATCTCGCAATCTACGAACACGCATTGTAGTTGCTGGTATATGGCCTACATACCCAATCTCTCCACGAGTAGTTCTTCCAATTTCAAGATACCCATTTCCGATTGCTTGCACATCTGTATAAACCTTCATCATTGTTGTTGTAAAAGAGTCATCATCGTTTAATGATTCTAGCCATTCGTGCATTTCAATCTTTGCACGTTCAATTCTATTTCTTGCCCTTGATACTTGATCTTTATCTTTATTTGACTCTAAACGAAGCATTGTGCTTGGTGCAACTTCAAAGTCATAACCTAAGCCAACAATATTTTCTACTTTAGCATCAATCGCAGCATGGTTAGCAAATGATGTATCATAATAATTTGCAAGTTCATAAACATTCCAAGGTGGAGTGATTACATCAAATAATCCATAACCATTTCTGTATACTGTTCCAGGATTAATTTCTTTTGACTTTGCATCTCCAAGTCCGTGTTGCTCTGCTCTTGCGCTATCAATATAACCTTGACTTGGAGCATTTGCTGACTTTTCCATAAAACGTGATGTTCTTCTTTTAAAGTTATTATCTAACCCAGAATATGACTTTAGTTCTGTCCATGTCTTGTTGAATGGATCTGATGTTTTAAAAGAGTCAGTTGGCTCTACAATATTATCAATACTTGCTCTAAGAATATATTCTTGATCTTCTGACATTACTCTTCGTCTCCATACTTTGCAATAGTGTCTTTTGCTGCCTGTACTGCTCCAAGATCATTTAGGTTAGGAATTAGTCCAGCCTTCATTCTATCTACTTGTTCGCTATACTCTTCATCAGTAACTCTTCCCATACCAGCAAAAAAATATGCCTCACCGTCTGGCTCTCCATAATATGCTGCTGCTTGCTTTAATTCTGCAATTCTTGCAAGATCACCCTTCATTGATGGAATGTTCAATATGTTTCCATTTCCATCAGTAAACCACTTGCCGTTAGACTTTTTCCAAACATAAATACCCCAATCATACTTTTTATCGATTAGTGTAACCTTGGTTTCGCCTATCTGGCCAGGCATTCTTGGCTTGCCCTTTTTGTCAAAAAGTGGCTGATCTTTGTGTTTCATAACCACCAGTATACCATATCATACTGCAGATGATGTAGATTGTTGCCATAAAACGTTTTGGTATATGTTGTACTCGCATTCGCCAATACCAAAAACCTTGTCTGTGCCAGTTATTATTTTATTTGTTCCTACGTAACTCTTATATACATCTTCTGGATCTACCCCATAATAACTGATTGAAGACTGTACAAGAACACCGTTCCATAGGAAAAACTCTGGTACCCAATACTCCCAGTCTAGAGTTAATGGTCCAGATCTCTTGACTTGGAACCAAGGTCGCTTGGAAACCTTTTGAACTTCTTGCAGGTTAGTAGATTGATAATAAGATATATTATTAAATAGCAATGGTCCGTTTAGTTTTATAGATCCAAAAACTCCAGAAATGTCAAGAAGATTAGAAAACGAAATACCAAGAAATGCCCATTGCTTAATGGTTAGCACTGGATCTTTAACAATCTTACCATTTAGGTAAAATGCTATTCCATTTTCTATTCTTCCAGTTAATGCATTAACTCCGTAGATCTTTCCTCTTTGTCCAGTTTGATCGTTAGCAACTATATAAAATCTAATGTATGAGTTTTTTGCTTCAATTTCAAATATTTGTTGTGGCGCATATGGGAAATAGTCTTCATCAAATCTAACTGCAAGTTGCATAGCCATAATTTTGTCAAAGTCAGAAGTTTGATTTTCATTTATTGGAATTAGTAAACCTCTGTTGATTAACGGGTCTTGCTTACCTCTAACCTGAATGCCACTTGTTCTTGTCATGTATAAATATGGCGATGTATTTTTATAAATACTGTAAGGATTTTTCCCTTTGTAGTTATAATAAATACCAGATTTTTTATACGGATACATCTTTACATAAGGGCTTGTTCCTATTGGATTGCTATTATTATTAAAAGCCTGAGAGCAATATTCTAGTTTCTTAAGTTTAACCTTGTTTCTTAAAATATTTTTTACTTTAAATTCTAGGTGAGTTACCAAAGAGAGTTCGTTGAAATCTACATTAGACGGAGGATAGATAATCATATTATCTATTACTTCGTACTTACTACTTATCCAGTTGCTGCCTGGTTCTACAGTTCCCTCTTTTGCTGCTGGCTCAATATGTGTAAAGAAAGAACTACTTTGAGTTGCTCCTGCTTTAGTATATTGAAAACTAACAAAAGATCTTACAAGAGATTCACTGGTATCATACTTGTAAGTTCTAGTTACATTATATTGTAAATCTTCATAATCTCGATATCCAGTAAATAAAAAATTATCTAAAGAATCGTATGTTCTTTTTTTAGGATAATTAAACTTATTATAAAGTTCTGCATAACTCCATTCGGCTGGATCTGTTTCTATTTCAAAAAACTTAGATGGCGCTGGATAGTTTATATTAAACTGTAAGAAGTCTAGATCATATACTCTGTCTCCTTCTGCATCATCAACAAATTGTGCATAATATGTTAATGGCTGATAATCTTCCCAATACCCAACTGTGTCTATATCAAGTTGATATTCATCAAAATATCTAGACGCAACTAATGTATAACTAGCAGTATGATCTAATATTTTATCAAAAAGCATTAATCCAGCAGTTCCACCATCAACAATATAATCCCAGAGTTGCTGATTGTATAACCCTCCATCTAAAGTAATGGAGTGTATATAGTCTTCAATTGTGTCATAATCTGATGGAAGTCCGTCTGCCCCAAATGCTGGTGCAATTAAAGAATGGTTTCTGGCATTTGAAAGTCCAACTTTATAGATATTCCCATCAAACCATGAAGCAAAATTTTCATCATTTCCAATGTAAAGTTTGCACTGTGAAATATTTCCAAGTATTGCTGCTACTTCTCCTCCATACCATTTAATTAAATTTTCAATATGAAAGCCAGCATAAAACTTTTCACCAGTTATTACTTCTATATTTTCATGCTCAATTTCTGTAGGCGGATTATCTCCAAACTTTGTGACATATGTAATCTTTTTTGCATCTTGATAAAGATATATGTGGAAGTAATTTTGATTAGGATCTATAACTTTAAATAAAGTCATAGGCTGCTCAACACCATTAATGTATCTTGAAGATCCAGTTTTCTTAAAAACACCGTAGATACTTTTAACTTCTTGTGCTAAGAAATTTAAATTATTAAAATATAGTTGGGCACAATATTCAGAGTTTGGCCTTACCTTAAAATATTCATCTCCTAGTTCAGAAGGCAACTGAGAGTTTATAGACAGCCAGTCTTTGTAATATGAACTGCTATTTACTCCTTGATAATTAATTAAAAATTCTGGAAGAGTATAGTCTGGCGTAGAAAGCATATTATTTTCAGAATTTAAATTATCATTTATTCCTTGATTCCAATTTCCTATGTCTGGATAAGAGTAGTTATTTGAATAATCAGCAAATGCATAGTCAATAAGCAAAGACTGTCCGCTATATGCTGTATTTATATTATCTGGTGCCTGAACACCTTGACCAAAAACTAGTCTTCTTTTGGCCACAATGTTAGAAACTTTATATGGATATATTCCTACACAATCTACCTCTATTGGTGATACGTCTTCATATGACCAGAAACCAAGCCATTCTGTTGTAGAGTTAAATTCTAAATCAGCAGTTTTATATGATAAAGACAATACCTCTTCTCCGTTTATATAAAGTTTTGAAGAGTTGTCTAAATATAGAATATGAACAAGCATTGGTCTTGTCCATTCCCCAATGTAATGTGACGCCGAATGGCTTCCTATCTTTAAAACTAAAAATGGACCATCTACATACAAGCCACTGTCGTTTACTAAACTTCCAAATATTTTTTTAGGTTCTGTGGCATTGCAATTTATTCTTAGCCACATTTCAACTGTATATGTTCTATACTTGCCATTATTATTTAAAAATCCTTCAGATGGAATAATTAGAGATGGCTTACCACCGTTTGGAGTTATGACTGTGCAGTTTGCAGTACCGTAAACCATTGGTGCTCCAACATTTTTAGCAACAAGAGAATTCTGTTTAATAAGATAATACCCAGTGTTTTCCTCTAACCCATATGATCTTGCTGGATATCCATACTCAGTTTCACTAAATATTCCAGTCGGTATTTGTACTGGAGTAATTCCTAAAGATGTCGATGCAAACTCTTCTGACCATTGTCCAAGTGTTAAGCCATTTACCAAAACTGTGTTTTCTGCAGAATCAGAGTATCCTCCAAGAAAGTTTGCTTTAAATACTAATCTCATTTCACCGCTAATATTTGGTACAGAAAAGGAATTAGAAAGAAACATCCATTTTTCCATTATTGTTGTGTTAAATATTTTTGTCTTTTTTATCCAGTCACCTAGTGGTACATCGTAATACTCATAACCAATTTCATAACTAGTTATATAAGCACTATTTGAATATACATAAACACCTATACAAAAAGTTCCTAAGTCTTTATTTATATCAGAGAAATCTAAAATGCTTGAACTAACACATGAGAAAGAACCACTATCAGATGATATTACGTTTCCAGATATTTTAGTTACGCTAGAGTTTGTAAAAGGCTCTCCAATTACTCCTAATGCTTCCTCAACAGAACATCCCTCTGTGGCCCAACTATAAATGTTTCTATCAGCGTCAGATATTAATGATAAATAGTCTGCGCTATCATCTAAAGACCAAAGAGCAATTGGATGTTCTGCGAAGGCTTTTTCTGCATATAGGTTAGATTGGATAGACATTATGAGTCTATTTTATCATACTACGAGATTTTTATTTCGCAAACGTCTGTAGTACAGTACATTTCGCCCTGTGCCTCCAGATTTTCTACTCCGTCATAAATAGCAGACCAATCAATCTTTTTGATCTCTCCAATATAACTATCGTATTCTTCTTTAGTTATTTGAGTATATGGCTGCTGAGGATATGTGTGATTTCCCATCGGCAAGAATGAAACAGCCTTTAGTTGTCCTTCGTACATATGTAAGGCAGGCGCTACATGCTTTGCTTCAGTTTCTTTGTCAAATGAAAGCGTTACAGAAACGCCATTATCTGACCAGTATTTCTGAGCAGTAGCAGCAAGCGCAATCTTCTCAAATAATGTAACATCCTTTTCAGATCTTGGATGTCCAGAATGAACTGGGAAATAAACGACAGTTGTATTCGCAGATACAAGGTCAGCCTCCATCTTATACCCAGCAGCCTTGAACAAGTGAATCATTGGGTCGGTATTCCCAAAGCGGATTGCTCTCAAGAAATAATCTCCGCCTGGTGCCCAGTGAACTCCTGGAGTTGCGCCAGAGAGAATTGATACAGACCCTGATGGCTTAACAGTTGTGACTCTAATGGACTCACGAACACATAACCATTCAGAATAAGAGTGATCATACTTACGAATAGTCTTATATCCTTCGTCCATCCATTCTCTCACAACAGGCAAGCCAAATTTGTCTGAGAAGGATGCAATACCTGTAAGTGATGTACCAATACGACGATTACGCTGCATGATTCCATTTGTCTGTTGCCAATGTGTAGGTATCAGCGTTACAGTCTTACCATATAGGTAAGCAAACTTGAGTGTCCGTAGGAAGTCCTCCTTAGACTCATGACGATTTAAATGCACTTCAACAAGTGTACATAACTCGTATGACTCCAATGGCTGCTCCGCACACGGATTGAAGCCCATAACACGATAGTCTTTGCCATCCTTTGGATCTGCTAAACGACCATAGTTACGTGCTACATCAAGCCAGATGAATCCTGGTTCTCCGTTATCAACGATTAGGTCTACGTAGTCTTCGTATCTTGTACCTACCGTCGCAGCGATGGAGTTGTTAGACATCCATGCCCAACCTGGATTTTCTGGATCAAATGAATTACGCTCTGGAAAAACCTCAGCGTTCTTCAAATTCATAAAATCTTGATCTTCTGCTGCACCCAAAGCCAGGGTAGCAGACCTTCTAACATTTCCTGATACTACACAGGTACCAATAAGGTTAACAATATCTACTATTGCTCTTGAGTCAAGAGTTTCTCCTGCTCTACCGCCGATTACAGCCTTGATCTGCTTATGCAACTGTATAAGTGGTGCAGGACCGCTTGCGGTACCGCCAAAACCCTTAATAGGGGCACCTAGAGGCCTAATAAGGTCATAGTTAAACTCTTGGATATACATGTTAGGCTTTAAGTATGAATTAATGAGTAATCTAACAGATTCTACCCAGCCCTCACGAGTATCTGGTATTTCATATACCTGTGGTGGTTCTGTAGGATCATAAATAGTTAGATTTTTCTCCCCGCCCAAAGTATCAAAACCTACACCTACACCCATCATCAATGCATCCATAACCCAGCCAAACAATTGTCCTGGATCATTGCGATCTATGTCTTTTGTAGAAACCATCGCACAATTCTGTAGTGCAGCAGAGTTCTTCTTTTCCATTGTTAGTGGAGTTCCAAATGCCCACATACCACGTCCTGGCGGAGTCCACTTAAGTTCAAACATTCTCTGATATGCCTCTTTTGCTGATGACTGTGCCTTATAGTCATTCCATGGGAGTCTGTTTTCTTTAGCATGATTCTTCTGTGCTGAGTACATACCCTCGATTACTCTGCGACAAACCTCATGCCATCTTTCTTTGGTACCATCTTCCTTCATACGGGAGTAGGTACGGATAAATGTAATCTCTCCTAATGAATTACCACCTGCGTCTGTGAATCCAAAGGGTGCTTCCTTTGTTTTATACTCATTTATGAACTCTTCAGACAAACGAAAACTAAAAAAATCAGACATTGTTTTTCTCCTTAAGAAACTGTAATTAGTAAAGTATACCAGAGTTTTTGTTTTTATAAAACTCTAATGCTATTATTTAGGGTTAGATTATGCAAACTTACTACTTAACACATGATTCATTTCAATATGATTAATATTAAAGTGAGATGGTAATTCTGAAACCCAAAGGATTGAATTGGCAAGGTCTTCTGCAGTTAAGGCACAATCTCTTTTTTCAGTCTGGGTATCTATTGTTCCTGGACAGATTTCAGTTACTTTAATTTTGTATTCAGAAAACTCCATCCTCATAGTGTCTACTAAAGCCATCTGACCTCTTTTAGCATTAGTATAATTACCTCCACCACGATATGGAATTTTTCCACCCAAAGAACTTATAAAAATAATAGTTGGAGATTCTGACTTTTGTAATGCTGGTACAAAAAGTTGAGAAAGATACATTGGACCAGACACATTAATCTCATATGCTATTCTAAAGTTGTCCATGGTTTCTCTTATAATACTTGTTGGTCCTGACCCGCCACCAGCATTATTAACTAAAAGATCTAATGTTATATCTTTATATTTCTCATAAAATTCTTTGATTGCGTTTGGTTGAGTTATATCTAATTGATAAACCTCGACATTATCAGAAACTAACTTAGAAATGTTTTCTAAATTACGAGATAATGCAATTACCCTATATCCATTTTCAGATAAAAGTTTAACGGTTGCATACCCTACGCCTTTGCTTGCACCAGTAACTATGGCTGTTTTCACTACATTCCTTGCTGTTGGTTAAGTTGCATATTGTTGTGAATCCAGTGACCTGGAACCATATACTTAACACCAGACTTTACTGTATGTGCTGTATGAAAATATGGTGCTTCTGCTGGAAAAATAATAACGCTATTTGCTTTTGGCTTTATTCCAAAATCTATTGCATTGTTTGCAACAGCATCATCATAATCTAAATTAACTGGTGGGGCACCATGAACCCATCCGTCTTTGCTGTTCCATCCACCATCATAATTTTTTAGTTGAAATGATATTTCTCCACCTTCGCAATCATCATTTAGGTACATGACTAGAGAGTATCTCAAAGTCTTATCCCCATCCAACTGATCGAAGTGTGCACCCATTGCCATTCCAGTATAGTATTTTTTAATATTAAAAGTTGGGAATAATCTTGGCTCGTCAAAATCACCCAGGGACTCTGCATAATCTTTGCATACATTATATAGAGTTGTCATGACTGCATCATAAATATACTTGCTTTTTTCTCCAACTATACCGCCAGACCTTGAGATGGCATCCATATCAAAAGTTTTTGTTTCTCCATAAATAAAATCTTTGTCATTAGAAGATGTCCATTTTTGCCAAAGATTAACCTTGGTATCCTCGTAAAACTCCATAGTTTCTAGTTCGCTTAAAGTTTTTAAAAATACGTCAAAGTTATCTATTGCGTCTGTATAATAATATACTTTTGGATCTAGTATTTCTCTATTCATATTAATACCTATTTCTTTCGTAATGACCTATTTCTTTTATAAAACCAACTATGACATATCTTATTGGCCCGTCACCTACATGCTTTACGCCATGCTCATATTCTTCATTCCCTGGGAAAAACAATAGGTCTCCTGGCTTTGGTCTCAATGTTATATCTTTGTTTGGAAAGAATAACTCTCCGTCCATGTAATCATCATTGATGTATATTATTGTTGCATAGTGTATCGATGGATCTGTGTGCTGATCAGTATGTGATTTTAGTTCTACGCCTTTTTGCATTCTTTGAATAGTAGCAAGTCCACTAAGTTCAAGTCCTGGAAAAGAAGGATGAATTATATTTGCAAGTCTTCCATAAAAAACATTTTGTTCTGGATGGTGCTTAATGTTTAAATTTTTATCTACCCAGTTTTGAGTAATCTCAAATTTTCCTTCAGCAACAAGGTTATCGACATCTTCTCTACCAAACTTTTCCAAACAAAATCTTTTTAGATTTCCCATATACTCTACTTCCCAATCTTCTTGAGATGCAGCATTGATAACATTCCAAATAAAATCTAACTCTTCTTTTGTCAAAAAGTCTTTAATCCAAAGTAATTCTGGAGTCACCTCTTCAAACTCTAAGTTATTATTTCTTAAATTTTCTTTTAATGAATCCATCATATTAAATAGCATCTCCTTTAAATAGATATTTATTTCCATCTTCATCTATCTTATATCCATCCTTAAGAAGACTTTGCCATTCGGCTCTTTCAATTTCCTGCTTGGCTCTAGTCTCTCTCATCTCTTCTGCCCAAGCGTCTCTTAGTTCCTGTGGATATGCATCTTCTTCACGATCATCCCAGAATGAACCTATTGTGTATCTAACTCCACTAGTTATAAGAGTTACTTCATGCATGTTGTTAAAGCCCCCGTCAAAAGCAGCAAGCATTCCAACTTTAGGTTTTATACTTATTTGTTGATCTGGAAAATGCAAAAGTCCGCCTTCAAAGGTATCATTCAAATATAAAAATGCAGCGTATCTACTTCTAGTAAACGCTCCAGAATTTCCGTGTTCGTCTGTATTATCAGAATGCTTTCTAGCATAAGCCCCTGGTTCCCACTTCTGAGTATGATATCCAATTTGAGAAATTATTTTTGGGTCTAAGTCATGAACACTGGCAACAGCATCTATAATACCCTTTTTAATTTGTGTAAAAATATCAGAAGGCAAACCTTCGGCAATTACATGTTCATCGTTATCTTGTGGCAAAACAGAAGAGTAAGATTCATAAAAAGATATAGGCATCCAACTAATGGTTCCTAGTTCTGCATGCTTATCTAAAACTTTTACAAGTTTGTTAGCAGTTTCAGAATCGATAAAGTTTTCATAAACTACTATATCTTTTGTTAGTCTATTTTTATTCTCTAAATTCATCTAATTCTCACTCCTTCAATTGAATCTCTTTGTGGTGCATTCTTGCCTGTCATTTCTTTATGAAGTTTAGACCAGTTTTCAGTACCATATTCTTTCTCTTTATCAAACCACTCTTCATCTCCAACATCATATTTTTTCAAAAAATTTCTTATTAAGTATTTCTCTGTTTTTTTAGATGGAAGAACTCCATGAAGATAAGGCTCACCATTTTTACTTAACACATCTGGATGTCCGCTAGGGAAAACTACCCAATCACCTGCAACTGGCTTATATTTTATTAGATTGCCATCTATATAAAAATCAAGTTCTCCACCTTCATAATCATCATTAAAGTAATAGTTTGCTGTTATTGCAAATTTATATCCTGGACTTTTTATTGGCTCTCTAATATAATCAGAATGATATCGCATAGCCATAACAGTATCTACATTTTTTCTATATTCACATATTGACGGACCTTCCATTTTCCACAAAGGCAAATAATTACCGTCATGTGTCTCAATAAGTTCATCCTTATTATAATCAAACATATCTTTGTATTTAGAAATATATGCTTCCATAACCTTATTAAACCCATTAAGTATCTCAAGTAAAAGGTATTTCTGGTCTTCTTGTATTTTACTGTTGGTTTTTAAATCATTTATAGTTTCAAAATCAAACTCAGCAGGTTTATTTGTTTTTGGATTTAACTTTGTAAGTTCTGGGAAAGCACCTTGTATATAATTACCAAACCCTTGCCACGCAGACCATTCTCCTAAAATTCTATCTGAATTATTTTCTGCAGACTCTTTAACTATTTCGTATAACCTTTGTGGTTGATCATGAATATCTTGATATACAATTATATTCTCATATAGTTCTATCTCTTTCATGAATCTCTCCTTATACCCTTTTTTGGATCCCAAGATTTTACTTCTTCTTCTGTAGGGAAAATTCTATGATACTTTACATTTGGGTCTGGCTTTACATCTCCAGTATGCTCTAAAATTTCCCAGAAAAATGGACATGTATATCTTAAAGATTTTGTAACTTCTGTTACTCCATGGACATAATTCATATCTCCTGGGAAAAAATATGCTGAGCCACGCTTTGGTTTAAATTGAACCTTTTGATATGGAAAGTATAATTCTCCACCCTCATAATCATCATTAATATAAAATAAACTTGAAATATCATAATATGGAAAATCATTCGGTAATCCAGCATCTGATCCGAAATGCAACTCTTTGTCTGCGTGAGGCATCTGAAACTGTCCTGGATTCCATTTAACAATTGTTTGTCCTGTAGGCTGTACTTTTACCTTAAAGAAATCTTCAATGATTGGTTGAAGTCTATTAAATAATCCTATCAGGACTGGAAGAATTTTTGGATCGTTTGCATCTAAAGATGGCGCTGTTGCAACTCTGTCTTTCCAAAATTCAGAATCATAAATAACTGTTCCATTTTCATTTATATGGCTTTGAGTAACATCCCAAATACTTATATTTCGTGCTGCTTTTTCTAAAAAGTCAACTTCTTCTTGAGTCATGAAATTTTCTAACTCAACTATATTTTCAGGACCATAGCCAAAAAACCCAGATGGGGTAATTGATGGATGTCTTATTACTTTTACTGCATCTTCTGGTATCATATTATTATTATATCATCCTATAGTATTATCTTTTACATGTAATTTTAATGTCTTTACTTCATGAGACCCTACAGACTCATTCTTTTCATTTACAGCATTTCTATACCAATCAGTCCAGTTGCCAGATGAATTTAGTACCTGTGCTGCCTCTCCATAAGCAATGTTTGCATTTGTTCTAGATCGATCCTCATCTTTATATTCTACAATTTCAATTGTTGTATTGTTTAAGTTTGTTAAAGATATTGGAATAATTGTTGCAATAGGAGTTCCTGCTTTTATGATGGTTTCTACATTAGCCTTTTTTGCTTTAAGGGCAAGAGGCAATGGGTTGTCATAAAACGAAGTACTTATTACGCTGGACATAGTTTCAAAGTCATCATTAAAATAATTAACTGGATGTATTGTCCAAATACTAACATCTGGATCTGTTCTAAAAACCAAAGAAGTATTTAAACTTATTGAGGATTGACCTCTTCCAGAGTATGAGCCTAGCGGGCTTACAATTTTTACATGTTGATCGGTCTGGTCATTTATTCCGTCCCATATAAAAACTATATCCTCTGAGCATGAAAGATACCATCCTATAACGTTTGATTGAGTTACTGGAAAACATCTATATGCGTGATTTTCAGATGTTAAGTCCATCCAATCTCTTTTAATTGACATTGGCTCAATGTTAAAAATACATCCCTGCATTTTTTCAACAGTAATGTTAAACATTATTCATTTGCCCACTTTGGATCATACATATCTGGTGTATGATACTTTTTACTATAATCTAACATTGTTACAATTGAGTACTTAGTTCCAGAATGTACTGGCATTGCTTGATGTGGATACATAAAGTTTGATGGGAAAACATATAGATCTCCAGCCTTTGGCTTTATGTTTAGGTTTTGCAATCTAAAATATAACTCTCCACCGTCGTAGTCGTCATTAATATATGCAACTAAAGAAACGGTGCAATTATAAGAGAACCCATGATCATGGTGTTCTTTAAAGTGTTGTCCTGGTCCATACTTGATAAAGTTAAATGCTTCCCAATATTTTAACGGCATAATGTTATAATCTCTACGGTAATCATCTACTGCTGGAGCCTGTACGTCATAAACGTCTTGCCAAATTTTTTGAAGCAAAAGAGAGTCTTCGCTTTTATCGTTTTCAATATCTGTCTTTTTAAACTTGAAGTCATAGCAGTCACGATAGTCTGGCATTAACTGTTGATATCCTACATATGCTGGTAGCCAATGATAAGGCTTACCTTCTGGAGATAACTCTCCCCATGGTGCTGGAGAACCTAAAAGACCTTCCAATCTTTCTATAATATTGAGTTCTGGTTTAATAACACCTCTATAGCAGGTAATTCCAAACCCTAATGATTCTTTTTCTGTCCAGGTTGACATGATATCTCCTTTTATCTGTACTCTCTTCTTGTCCAAACTTTATCTTTGTATACCCCGCCATCTGGCTGACGATAAATGTTTGCGTTATCTACTATTTTAGCATACACTGTTGATGAATCTAAAATGTCAAGTTCATGCTCCCAGTTTTCTCTTTTAAATGGAAGTATCTGTAGGTATGGGGTTCCTGCTGGAATAGTTCCTTCCCAACCTTCTACAATAAAGAATGGAAAACTACCCAATAACTCAACCTTATCTGAATCTACCACACCAGTAGTATTCATAAATGGTAGATCAAATCTATTCATTGGAGTCATAAATAATGCGCTATAGCCTTCTGGTAATTTCATACCCCAATCTGGCATCCAAGCAAAATGATCTTTATAGTATCCTTGCGGATGCTCAAATTGTGACATTGGTGGCCTAGATGTACAAAAATCTCTATACATTTGATTTTCTATTTTAAAGTCTAAAGAACCTTTGCTATTTTTAGTAAATGTAATATCAGTTGGAGTTCTAAATACATAGCCAGTAATGAAGGCATCCATGATTGCTGGACAAGCCTTCCATGTAGGTATCATTCCATAGTCGTCTGTAGTTCCAGATTTTGGAAATGGACAAACCTCTTTTGGAGCCTTGTAATATTCTCCAGTTATTGGATTTTTAGCAAACCTATCAGCATCTTTATACCATTGAGGTATTTCTTTTTGTGTAGGAGTTGGAGCAGACTTACTTTCTTTTGTTAACCAGGGACGATATGTTTTAAAAGATACTTTTTGATATTCATCGGCCATGCTGGTGGCCTAACTCATTAATATCAGTCATGACTACGACACAATATTTTGTACCGCTCTTCATTGGAAGAGATGCATGCTCATAAATGTAGTTAGATGGGAACACAGCAATATCTCCAACTTTTGGTGTAAGAGTATAGCCGTCTAATCTTGGAAATTGTATTTCTCCGCCTTCATAGTCATCATTAATATAGATAACAGCAGAAACAGTTGCATTATACGCTGGACCGTGGTCTGCGTGGATGTTGAAGTGTTTACCTTCTCCTTCGTATTTTACAAAATTAAATGCTTCATAATAAATAACATTAATTCCCCAATAACGTGCATAATCATCTATGCAAAACTTTAATTTTTGATAAATTTCTTCATGTAGGTCAATCAGTTCTCCATTGAACTCATCTCTAGGACCTAAGTTTTCTTGCTTATATTTAAAGTCTACAGCATCTCTTGCTCTTTTAATTGGTGTCGTAGAGTTTGTAACCTGTGCTTCTGACCACTTATATCTTCTTGTACCATCTAAATTTGATTCAAGTATTTTTATATATCTATCAGCATCATCTTTACTAAAAACATTTCTATAAACATTTAACCCAAGTCCAGGATTTTCTACAACTATACCGTTTGGCAAAGTCTTTGTTGGATATCTGTTTGATGCAGTTTCTGAACGATCTTTTGTAAACCAGGGATTCTGGTTTTCGTCATAAATTTCCATACGATTAACCTTTCAAAGTTAAAGTTATGCTACTGTACTAAAAGAGGTTCCATCCCAGTTATATGTTTGTCCGACATAAACAGTTTGTCTATCTGGAATTTTTGCTAAAATCATACCTGCAGCATTTGCAGCAGCAAACATTTCTGCTTTTGGACCTTCTGATGGCACTGCCATTCTTGCAACAACGACATTATTAGATAAGAATGCATACAAATTAAAAGAATCTAATTGCTCCTGTGTAGCATTTACTAAGTTAGGACCTGCAGTTCCTCCAGAAAATGATGAACCGTTAAAGGTTGCTCCATGCAATGCTGTTTGCTTATATGCACTTGCATCCATTGCTGAAATAGTTGCTCCAGTTGCATATACTGCATCAAGATTATCCATTACCTCTGGCTTATTGCTTGAATATAATCCAATAACATCATAAGCATCATTGTTTTCTACTAATATTGCGTACATTAATAATCTCCTTTAGTACTTTTATTATAGCATATGTTATTTAATGAGGGCATATTGTTATATACCCTCACTAAATTTAACAAGCGCATGATCTTCCTGGACAGCATACTGAACATCTCCAGCAGTATCCACAACTACATCCTCCGCCTCCGCCACTTGGTGGTGGTGTGAAACTTGGTGGGAAGAATGGGAAGAACGGGAAGAATGGGAAGAACGGTGGGAAGAATGGGAAGAATGGGAAGTAAGGGAAGAACGGTGGGAAGAATGGGAAGAACGGGAAGAACGGGAAGAATGGTGGGAAGAACGGGAAGAATGGGAAGAACGGGAAGAATGGTGGGAAGAACGGGAAGAATGGGAAGAACGGGAAGAATGGTGGGAAGAACGGGAAGAATGGGAAGAATGGGAAAAACGGCGGGAAGAACGGGAAGAAAGGTGGTGTAGTAGTAACATTATTTGTAGTTACACCAGTTGACTCTCCACATGCATTTGTAAGATAAATTGTATAAGTTTGTGATCCTGGGCTTGTTCCTGGATCATTAGCAGCATATGATGTTGCAGTAGGAGAAATACCAGTATAACTTGACCCATCTGAACCAGTGATTCTGATTGATGTTAATGCGGTGCCTCCAGTTCCTGATCCAGTTGGAAGAGTCCATGATATTGTATTTGTGTTAGCAGATGTAGCGGATGCTGAAACACCTGTAGGATTATTTGGTCTTGTTGTAACTGTTACTGCAGATGAAGCAGATGATGCTGCTGATGTTCCAGAAGCATTAGTTGCTGTTACTGTAAATGTAGGTGTTGCTCCTGCAGCAATTCCAGTCACAGTAATCGGAGATGATGCTCCTGATGCTGACTGACCAGTACTTGCTGTAACAGTATAAGAGGTTGCTGGAGGTGATCCTGCAGGCAATTCAAAAGTAACTGATACAGCACCATCATTGTATGCTCTACCACTGCATGTGTTGGTTGGAACAACATTAATTGGTGGCTTTGGCTCCAAGAAGTCGTTTGCTGCTGCTGACTTTTTACCTACTTTTTTATTTGCCATTATTTATTCCCCTTTTCAATATAAATTACTTAAGATCTCCGTAAACAACCCAGGTATTTGCTGCTCTCTTCAAGAGAGTTGCAGATGACCATTGTGTACGTAGAGTTAATCCTGGAGTAGCGTTTACTGTTACTCCAGCGCCTGCTGCAATTGCAACTGCGCCTGTATTTGTCTGAAGAACATCGATAGAAGTTCCGACTGGGAAATTCAATGTTGAGTCTGCAGGAATTGTAACGTTTACTGCTGAACCGCCAGTGTGAGAAACCTCAATAAGTGAATCTCTTTCTGTTAATGCTCCAAGAGTATACGCTGCTGTTTTCTGAATAATTGGTGTGCGTGAAGGAACGCCTTCCTTTGTCTGTGTGCCGTCTGAGAAGACTACACCAGATGAAGGTGTTACAGTTGTTGCCTCAAGTGCTGCAACCTTTAGATCATCAAGTGATCCCTGTGTAAAGTCTACTGTTGTTGAAGGCTCTGTAGTTACACCCTTAAACAACTTCCACTTAGCATCTGATACGTCTCTTACAAGACCTGCATGCTTTGCTGAACCATCGTTGTATGCTACAACAAGGCCAAGGTCAACTGTGTTTGCTGAATTTTGATGAGCAAGTTGAACCATGTTGTCTTCGATTGTGATAGATGTTGCTGATGCTGCGAAGTTAGTACCGTTAACTGTAAAGTCTCCGTCTACTACAAGGTTTCCGTCAACTTCTACATTACCTGTAAATGTTGCTCCTGCAAGTGATGCCTTTGCATCAAGTGCTGTCTGTGTAGCAGTTGAAACTGGCTTGTTAGCGTCAGATGTATTGTCTACATTGCCAAGCCCAACCATTGACTTTGTGATACCTGAAACAGTACCTGTAAATGTTGGGTCTGCAAGAGGTGCCTTAAGATCAAGTGCTGATCCTAAACCATCAATCTTTGTCATTGCAATTGCTGCTGAATCATTAATGTCAGCATTTACAATTGTTCCGTTTTCAATCTTTGCAGATGTAACGGCTCCGTCAAGAATCTTTGCTGTTGTTACAGAATCTCCAGCAAGTTTATCTGCAGTTACATTAGAATCAACAATCTTTGCAGTTGTAACTGTATTATCTGTTGGTGTTCTTGTATCTGATAAACGAGCATCATCTGTGAGAACAATGTTTGCAGTATCTGCAATTCCATGTACGTTTGTTGTGTCTAGTCTGTGATCTTCAATTTCTGAAGACAAGGCTAATGCTGATGTATCTGCAATTCCGTGAACATTGGTTGTGTATGAATCGTGTGTTGAAACAGCAGTATCTGCATAAGACTTTGTTGCAAGATCACCTGTATTGGTGATTCCATGAACGTTTTGTGTCAGTGCATTGTGAGTTCCTACTTCTCCAAGTGCTGCGCTGCTTGCTGCAGTGTCTGCATAAGACTTTGTTGCAAGATCACCTGTGTTAGCAATTCCGTGTATATTTTGTGTTAAATCATTGTGGCTACTAACTAGATTGTCTGCATACCCCTTTGTTGCTGCATGAAGAGGTTCTGTTGGTGTACCAGATAAGGTAAGGATACCTGTCATTGTATCTCCAGCCTTTGCAACCTTTTCTCCAACAGCAGCAGTTATGGTTACTGCAAAATCTTCATCATCAGCAATAGCAGCAGAAAGTTCACTTAATGTGTTTAATAATTCTGGTGCTCCTGCAATAAGTGATGAGATTCTTCCTTGTACGAATTCTGTTGTAGCAATCTTTGTTGTATTGTCAGTACCAGTTTGAGTTGTGGCTACTGAGTTTGAACCAAGATCTGCTGAAACTAATGTCTTATTTGTTAATTCTTGAGTGCCAGTAAGTGTTACTACTGTGCTATCAATATCAAACTGTGATGTTCCTGAATTCCAATCAATTCCTTCACCAGCAAGTGCTGACTGATCAACTGTTGCGTTTGAGACAGCATCTGCTACATAATCTTTTGTAGCAAGGTCGTCTGTATCAGCAATACCGTGAACATTTGTGGTAGCGCTTACGTGATTAGAGAGATACTGTGGGTCATCACCAAGTGCTGCTGCAAGTTCATTAAGTGTGTCTAGTAACTCTGGAGCACCGCTTGCGTCTGTAAAATACTTAAGGGCAGACCATGTAGATGATCCGTTACCTATCTTAAATGCGCCTGTGTCAGTTTCAAAACCGATTTCACCTGCTGCTAAAATTGGGTTTGCGCTGGTCCACTGTGCTGCGGTACCTCTACGCTGTTGCATTCTTGTTGCCATTTATCTCTCCTTGTGGTATTTCTACCATTTTATTTCTGTGCTTATTATAACATCAGTTTTTAGTTGAAATTATCTACTGCACTACCGCCATCGTAAACCAAAGTCCACGAGTTGGTGTTATAAGATCCGCCATCTACTGGAGAACCTTGTGGGTCATTAAAACTACCGCCAGAGACAAACTGAGATACTATGAAACCAGTTCCATCAATTGCAGTATCGTGAATATGCTGGGGTAGATTTAATGTGTCATCAATTGATGCCATTGTCATCCATGATCCAGAATAATAAACATTAACTCTTGATGTTAATGTATCAAACCATAAATCACCATTTTCTGGTGTAGAGGGAGCGGTAGATCCGACAACCATGCCACTAGACAATGAATCGACATATGCCTTAGTAGCAGCATGTGTATCTAATGTAGGGGTCCCTACTGATACCGTTCCTCCGAACTCACCGCCACCTGCGACGATAAGTCCATTTTTAACCTTGAAGTCCTTGTTGACTGTTGCCAAGATTACCACTCCCTCTTTTGTTTAATTTTTTATGCTAAAAGTGTTCCAACAACAAGAACTGTAGAGTTATTGTTTCCTGTTGTAACACGAAGACGAGCATTTGCTCCATCAATATCTGCAGAAACAGATCCCAATGAACCATTTGTTCCAACCATTGCATATTCTGTAATGGCTATGTTATTTGATGTATCCAATGTTAAGATAACCTTTGAAACATCTGTATGTGTTCCGTATGCAATCTTAACAAGGAATTCTGCCGAACGATATGAAGCGTGTGGCCATGCAAATGCTGTGTGTGTACTTGCTGTTGGTACAGCATGTGTTGCAGCAACTTGCTTTGCTACAGAAGCAATATCTATTGCAGCAAAGTCTGGAATAACTGCTTCAAGAGCAGATACTGCACGAGCATCTGTGAAATAAAGGTTTGTTGAACCTTCTGCAAGGTCATCTGTATCAGAATCAGCAACACCGTTTTCTGCAGTAATTGTAAGATTATCTGATCCATCCTTTGTAATTACAATGTTTGTCTTAGTGGCATTTGCAAGAAGGGTTGCTGCTTCTGCCTTTGCACGGGCTGCAGTGTAATAAAGGTTTGTACCCTCTTCAATGTCAGATGTTGTAAGAGCATTGATTGCATTATTAATTGCATTATTACGATCAACTACTTCGTCAGCAACTAAGTCATCTGCGTAAGCCTTTGCATTCTGTTCTGCAGTAAGGGCTACGCCATCAGCGTATCCTTCATATGCAGATGTAATGATTCCTTCACGAGTATCTGTGTATGCCTTAGCAGTATTTTCTGCTGCTAGGGCAACTCCGTCTGCATAAGACTTTGTTGCAGTTACAGTAGTATCAATTTCAAATGTTGTACCATCAAGGGTTAGACCGTTACCAGCAAGGTATGTTCCTTGACCTGAGAACTGTGTCCAATCCTGTCCTGCAAATGATGATAGATAGTGATCAGCCTGTACCCAAGCGGTAGAACCATAGTTGGTTCCTTCCATTACGAATACTGCTGCACCTACAAGTTCAGAAAATGCATCTGCATCTGCTGGGCGAGATGCTACAAGTGTTGAACCTGAAGCAGAAAGTTCCCAGATACCGTTTTCAGAATCTGTTGTTTGTCCCTTAAGAAGCAAACGATATCCTGCATCTCCAAGAACAAGTGGATCATGTCCATCAATTACTGCTCCAATAAAATCTCCTGCTACGTTTACGTTTGATGTAGCAAGAAGGTTTACTGCTGCCTTCCAGTTAAGACCAGAAGATAGTCCATCTGCATATGCCTTAGCATTATTTTCTGCTGTTGTGGCTGCTGCATCTGCATAGTTATTTGAACGAGTTACTTCTGCAGCAATCTCATCATCTGTATAATCTTTTGCGTTTTGTTCTGCTGCATTTGCTTTTGTTGTAGCATCTGATGCTGCGTCTGCAATTGCATCATTCTTAGCAAGAAGAATTGCTGCATCACGAGCAATTACTTCGTCAGAGATTTCTCCATCTGTGTATTGCTGTGCTGCAAGAATTGCGTCTGCTTCTGCATCTGCTGCTGAACCAATTGTGTCCCACAAACCAGTGTTTGCAGTTACTGCTCTTGCATCTGTAAAATATTTATTTGATGCACCTTCTGAAAGGTCATCTGTGTCGTGGTTTGAAAGTGAAGAAACTGTACCAGTTACGTCACCAACAAGGTCTGCTGTGATTTCTCCAGCAGCAAAGTTGCCTGAGCCATCACGCTTTACAACCTTGTTTGCTTCATTTGCTGATGTGGCTGTTCCGCCAATCAGGTTGACGATATAGTTCTGATCGTCTGTTTTCTTTGTAAGAATGTCAAAATTATCAACTGTTGCGGTTGTACCTTCAACGATGAGACCATTCTTTACTTTAAAGTCTTTATTTACTACTGCCATGTTTTATCTCCTTGTTTACGCCTTAAGTCCAATTCGTGCATAACGAACTGTGACTGGCTTAATTGCTTGGTCTGGTGTAACAGTTAATGAAACTGTGTTCCCAACCCTAGAGACGCTAACGGTGCCAATATTCCCATCATTGTCTATCGTGCCATACTCAGAGACGCTTACATTTGTACCGTCCACCAAGATGGTCAACTCTGTTGCGTAGAACTTATTGTCTCCTGCAGTTACCTTTGCAATAGAAACAATATACTTAACCATACGCCACTCTGTGGCATCAAAGTTATCAATTATTGTGGCATTTTCAATACCATAAATTGTATTTTCATTATTACCCATCGATCCAAGATCTGTAGAACGGGCTGAGGTTGAATCAATTAAATCTTCATAGTCCTGTTGTGTAGGACGATCACCAGTTTGAAACTTGGTCTTTAGTGTTGGGATTGAGATTTTTGCCATGTGCTTATTATAACTCCCTTTTTATATTTTAAAGAATCCAGTTACTAAAACCAATAACTTGTAGTGGAATTGGTGGCGGATTAGAAGCGCTGTATCCTTCAATTTGTATAGATTTAAACCTTACCCTAAAAGGCAAGTCATGCTTAATTGTAACTGTTGGGTTAATTAATGTTATTTGCTTTACAGAGTACTCAATTGGCTTTATATATTTGGTTTTATGTTGTGGGTTTGATAATGTTGCTCTTGCCATTAATCTGTTACATCTTCAAGAATCTTCATGCTACCCTGAGCAACTGTCCATACTCTTGTAGCATCTGATAACTGAATATCAAAGATGTCTCCAGTTTGTAAA